AGCAAAGTTTAGAGAATATAAACAAAAATTTCCAGAGAGATTCCAATGGAGATGTAAAAAGTGCGGTGAAATTAATTCTCTGGAGATGGAAAACCCAGATGCAGGCAAATCTGTCTAGAGAGGAAGTTGAATTTATAGGAAGTTTGTTTCATCCAGTAGTGTTCTTTGACTGTTTTATTCCTGAAATCCATAAAGAAGTCGATATGGCTAGAAACTACCAAATTGAGATGCTACTAGACAACAGCAGGGTTTCCGTTACAAAGGCTGCCAGAGGCGTTGGTAAGACAACTACAGTTGAATCTGATATTCTCCAAACTATGCTTACTAATCCTAAAAAAGAAGGGCTTCTCACTACACCTAATAAGGCTCATATAGATCCGCTGTGGAATAGAATTACAACGTTTGTTAGAAGCCATCCATTCTGGAATAGTTTTATAACTAGAATTGTAAAAAGTGATACATATACAATAGAAGCTAAAAATGGTTTTATATTGCATGGAAGAATATCTGGAAGCTCAAAAGGTGCAAGTGTACTTTCGTTGCATGTGGATTTTTTATGGGTTGACGAAGGACAACTCTATATGGGGACTGGATTAGATCAACTACAAGGATGTATAAAAGCTAACTGCAGAATTAGAATCTACGGTGTGCCTAATGGAATGAGGAAAGGATACCTGAGTATTGCATGGAACGACCATGTAATACCAGAAAAATCGAAGCACAAAATAACAAAATTTCAAGATCCTACTTTTACAGAGGAGGAGCACCAAAGGCTCATAAGAACATATGGTGGAAAAAGTTCCCAGGCCTACTTAAATCAGGTGCTTGCAGAAGATGGTATCGCTACTCAGAAAACTTTTAATCCGATGTATTATAATAAAATATTCGTTGAGGTCCCTTCGTATGAAGTTTTTGAATTTGATGGCAAAAAAATTAATGAGAAGGAAATAGACGAAACTAAGATTGCGTTTCCAATTGTGCCACCAGAGGCTATAGAACTTAATATAAGTGCGGACCTTGGGTATCATCCAGATCCTACAGTTTGTGGTATATGGTATACTACTCAGAACGATATGTCATTTTTACTATGTAAATTTATACTCTACTTTATCTCTTATACCAGACAAGCAAAATTCTTTGATAAGATAGCTTCAATTATGGGTGTTAAAAACGTAGCCCTTGAAATTGGAGGTCCTGGTCAGACAGTTTATCTTGATATGAATAGCAACGATTTATATCCAGATAAAAAATATAATGTTATTGGTGTGGATTTTAGATCGAATGTCCCAATTGGACTTGATAACAATGGAAACATAATAAAAGATAATGCTAAATGTTACGCAACACAACTTATACGTGATGCATTTGAAAAGAAAAAAATGTTTCTACCAGCAAACGATCTGTTACTGTATGATGAAATTGATTCAAATACACAATATAGTACATCAAGAGGGACATTTTCGTATGTTGGAGTTGATCACCATATAGATATGATTCGTTGCTATGTTTTAACAAAGTTACTCCAAAAGGAAGTTAAACAATCAGACTTTGGAGTTGTGAGGTATGTTGATTTCTAAAAATACATATGGAAAGTAACAAAATTCCTAAACGAAAAAAGATTTCTTTTACAGAAGGGAAAATAGACATTACAACAAAACTTGGGCAAAGTAGTGACGATGTGGAACTGAAAAAAACGTATTCTACAAAAAATGTAGGAGTTGTTGGTGTTGATTTTTCTGGAGAAGTAGGAAAGCAATTTACTAGAGTAGAATTGCTTGAGCAGTACTACAGACTTTGTGAGATTGTGAGAGCATGTATTGATGCAATAGCTTATGCATCAGTGCAATCTGGGTATCACTTTGAGCCATGTAATCCAAATGAGGAAATAGATAAAAACATACTTACTTTATTAAATAGATTCTTTGATAATGTAAATGAAGATGATGACTTCAGCGATCTTGGTCTTGACACATTTTTTGATCTATTGACGTTTGGAGATGCTTATTGGGAAAAAGTTGTTAAATACAAGCAATTAATGGATTTTCTTGAGTACTTGAAAAATCCCAAGGGGGATCCATGGGAAGTCGAAATACCCTACTCGTTATATAAAGTAAGTGCAATGTATATGCATGCCCACTGGAATGATAAAAAACGTATTGTTGATAAATATGAACAGAGAGATATTGCTGGTAAAGTTATAACTGAATGGGAACCCCATCAGATTGTTCATTTTAGAATGTCTTCTCCAATAGACGAAATAAGTGGGTTTGCACCAGCTACAACATTAAAAAATATTATTGCTGCTGATATATACTCAAATAACTACAATGCAAAATTTTTTGAAAACAATGCAACTCCTAGACTCCACATAGACCTTGGCAAAGTTAGCAAAGCAGAGTTAGATGCATTCTGCGGAGAAGTCGAGCAAAATTTGAAAGGTAAACCACATAAGAACATTGTGACAAGAGGTGGTGTTACTATCCATCCTATTGGTCTCACTAATAACGATATGCAGTTTTCTGAATACCAAAAGCACCTTACACAGAAAGTTCTTGCTACATTTAGGGTTCCACCTATTATACTTGGTATGACAGAACTTACAAAAGGTATTACTGCTGACGCCCAAATAGCACTATTTAAATTTTTGGCTGTTGATCCTATAAGACGAATCGTTGCATCTAGAATAAATAAGAAGATTATAAACACATTGTTCCCTGGAGTGAGAGTAAAGTTTGTGTTTAATCCGATAGATAGACTCGATCAGGCTATGCAGAGTCAGGTTGATAAATCTGATTTATCTGGAAATATAAAAACTGTCAACGAAGTAAGGGCTGCAAGAGGAATGGGCAAAGTATCATGGGGAGATCAACCTGTCCCCATGCCAGGACAAAAAATACCAGGTGCAAATGAAAGAAGGACAAACGAGGAAGGCGAGGAAGGAGGAGATGAGAATGGATATCAATAAGTGGGCTGATGAACCAATGGTAGAACCAAAAGAATGGACAGCAGAACGCAAAAAAAGGCTTCTTGATGATCATAGACTTGTTCATGCAGCTTACCAAAGTCTTATTAATGGAAAGACTCTTTATCATAGAAAAGGGGCGTTAGCAGGAAAAATTATAACAAAGGAGTGGTTGGAAAAATTTCATAAATGGATTGTTCAACACATTTTTAAGCTTGGTTATAAACACAATATGGTAGATGAGCTTGATAGAACTCTTCCTATGGAACTAAAAGACAAATCAGTACAAAAAACAATAACTATTGAGGATGTACTACAAGGGAAGAAAGAGGAATTAATATCTGCATTAACTACAGACAGTGGTAGTGTATTGATTCCACAAAAGATAGATAAGAATAGCGTGAAATGGGCTATTTATGTCACAGCTCCGCATGGATATATGATATGGAAAGGGCAAAAGACACTCATAGTTAAGTCAGTTGAACTGAAAAAACATATAAATGAGCCTTTACTTCTTGTATCAGGCACATTTGCATTTGGGATAATAAGACTTGATTCCCCACAAGAGATAGATCAAAAGATGTTTCAGACTTTAAAACAAGAACATAAGATTACCGACGAGGAAGCAAAAACATGGGGATTTGATAAAAAGGATAAACTATATGCATATAGAGTTCATGTTGATTATTTATACCCAAAGCCAAAAAAAATTATAAAACCAAAAGGATTACAAAATTTTACAGAAATTGAAAATATACGTGTGATTAAAGATCAAGAAGAGAAAAAAATGCTCAATGTTGACGAAGTTGTTGGGCTTATAACTGACAATAATATACAAAAGTCAATAATGAAACTTGAAATGATTACTCCGAGTGAACTGAAAAAAATATCAAGAGCGCAACTTATTTTTATACATTTGTTATTGCATAGAATATATGACAATGCAGATAGACAAAAGAAAAATAGTCCTTCAAATGAAAATCTTGCTAACTGGCACTCGTTTGTAAAACAAGAAATGATAAATAGAGGTATCAAACACTTTTGGAAAAACAAGTTAGATGATCTAAGTAAAGAACAACCATCTCAACCTAGTGAAGTAAAGAAAGATATTGAAGAAGTTGATAAAAGTTTTAAGGATGATATTAAAGATGCTCTTAAGAATATAAACGATATTGTTATTATAAATGATTATGTATGTCTTGTTGGCTCATCTGTATCTCGTGAGAACCCTCACGACATTGATGTTCTTGTCAGAAGTGATTTCAGAGATCCTTCACTTGAGTTGAAAATTGGGAAAGTTCTAAAAGAGGGTGGGTTAAAACATAAGATTCACTGGGTATGGCATGCAGCAGGACCTCATTCGTCATATCATAAAATTGCTGATTACGTTGTTAGAATTGATAAGGATTTACCATTTGTAGAAGTTAAAGAGGACAGATATAAAAATATAAAAGAATCCCTTTCAGATATAGATATAGAAAAATCAGCATACTCTTATTATAAGGGACTTGACGAGTGGAAGACTGATTTTATAATTGATGCATATCATACTATCAAAAGTATAAAAGGAAATAAAATTATTGATATAGGTTGTGGAACTGGACGATTACTTAAAATGCTTAGTAATAGCGGCTACGAAACTACAGGTATAGATAAAGATAAAACTGCTATAGATTTCTGTAAGCGAAATGGGGTTAATGTAATTGAATATGATATAGAATGTGGAAATCTTCCTTTTAAAGACGATGAGTTTGATACTGCAGTGTTAATGCATGTAATAGAACACGCAGAGGATCCAGATAAAGTTATAAACGAAGCATCAAGAATATCAAAAAATGTAGTTTTGATAATTCCTATAGGAGATTGTGCCGATACAACACATAAAAGAACTTATAATATTGCTGATATTGAGAAAATAGCTAATGAATATGATGCATCAATTCATATTTATCATATCGGGAGACAAGAAAGATTTAATGCTATAATTACAATGAATTCTATTGAAACAAATAAAGGATGGTTAAAACCAGGTGAAACATTTTCACCGATAAAGCCAGCAATGGCAGGATACACTGAATTTTTCTCTATAGATGAACTATGGGATAAATGGGCGGAACAAAGAATTTCAAAAGGTATAGACATAGAAGAAAAACTCAATGGATTTCGTTGTATAATAAGTAAAAAAGGAGATGCAATCAAAATATGGTTTGAGGATTCAAAACAGGATAGAAATAAACAATTGCCAATGCTTGTTGATGAGTTGAAAAAAATAAACGATGATTTTGTTTTAGATTGTAACATTGGAATTAATCGTAATGGGAAACCACTACCGAGAATAAAATTGATGACCCTTTTAGCAAATAATCCAGAATTAAAAGAAGGTGATGAAGTTTTATGTACTGTATTCGACTTACCTTACTGGAAAATTAACTTGACAGAAAAATCTTTGAGTGAAAGACGTGAGGCACTAGAAAATTTCTTTAATAAATATCTGAAAGGTAATAAAAACTTTGGAATTACATCGTATAATGTTGTTAATAGTAAAAACGAAATGGCTACTAAGGCAAAGCATCTTGCTAGTCTTCCAGGTTCCGAAGGTATAGTTGCAAAGACTATTGATTCAAAATATGTAAGAGGTGGAAGTGACGATTGGGCAAAGCTTAAATCCATTGTTGAAGTTAAAGCTTTAGTATATAATGTTCAGACTAATAAAAATGGGACAAAATCGTTTTATTGTGGTTTACTACCTGGTGATTCTAACTACAAGAATATAATTGAATATAATGGAACTAAATACGTTGATTTAAAGAAAACAATGTCGTCAAATGTTCCTGCTACAAAAGGTGATATTATCACTGTCCATGTTGGTGAGATAATAGAAACTGAAGATGATAAACTTCAGTGGGTTATTCCGAGAGTTATAGACGTGGATAAATCCAGAACAGAGCCATATTTTGCTAAACAAGTTGTTGATATGGCTGAACGAGCGCATGTTTTGCAAAAAGCATTAAATATTGTTGATGAAATACAAAAAACTATATCACCTAAACAAGTTTCACAGGAACAAATTGGTGAGGAAGTGGGTAAAGGTCCGCATGCCAAAGCGTCAATATCATTCTGGGAAGAAAACTGGTGGAAAATGTACAATAAAGAAACAGGAAAGTTTGTTCTTCAATCGCATTGGAGAGGATTAAGTGAAGAAGAGTCTAAAATGACATATGAGGAACTTTTAAATACAAATAATTCTGTCCACCAGGACCTTCGCTCCGAAATAGAGCCTGGTGGAAATTTATGGGGTTTCTCATTGTTTACTGGAACAGCGAAGGATTTGAAAAAGATGAATGGAAACTCTCTTGCAAATATAGACAATAGCCATATTCGTGGGACACACAAATTGCTTGTTCCAAGAGGATGGCTTAATCTTAAAGACGGAACAGTTTTTGCACCTACAGAACCAGGTGCAACAACGAAGTCATATGCTAAATTCTTTGTTATTGAGAAAGGATCTTTCAAAAATGGTGTGTGGCATAGAAGTTTTCAGGAAGTATTTTTCAATGGGCCTACAATAAAGGGAAGATATATATTTGCAAAAGCACAAGTTGGAGATCAGAGATTTTGGCTTGTATCAAAGCCAGAAGATCAGAAGCCATATGCCGAAACTCATAATCTTGAAACAGTAATAAAAGAACTTAAATCCAGAGGGCATAAATGGTTGTGGTGGAGAGAATCATTAGAATCCGAACCAAAACTCCTTGATTTAAGTAGATGACAGTAGGAGGTTGTTATGGAACAGAAAATAATTGAAACAAACAGAGGATTAAGATTGCCTGTGATTTTCGAGAAAAATTATGTAGAAAAAACCGAAGGTGAAGAAAAAAGATTTATTGAAGGGCTGGCAGCGGCACCTGGAGAAGATAGAAATGTACCTTTATACGAACTTACTGAAGAGTGTTTACGTGAGGCTGTTAATGACTTAAAAGTAAACCAAGTGCTATTTCTTGAACACGATAAACATCAGCCAATAGGAAAGATTGTTGATGCAAAATTTATTCCAGGCAAAGGTATCTGGATAAAAGCTCTAATAAGTAAAACTGCAGATAAAGTTTGGACGATGATACAAGAAGGAGTTTTAACGGGTTTTTCCATAGGAGGTAGCGTAAAAAAGTTCATTGAAGAAGCTGGTAAAACTATATCTGACACTGTTTGCAAAGTCATCAGAATTGAACTTAATGAAGTATCAGTTGTAGCGCTTCCCGCTAACATCCATACACGGATATGGAACTCGTATATAAGTAAAGCATTATCTTTAAATATGGAAGGAGGTGAATTACTAATGGGCGATAAAGAATTTGCTGAAGTTGAAGAAGAAATTAAAGAAGAGGAAAAAATCAGTAAAGAGCTTGCAAATGAAAAAAGCGACATTAAAGAAATAGAAAAATCTACTATTGAAAAAACTGATGAAGTTAATATTAAAAATGATGAGAAAAAATCTGCTGAAACTGAAAAAGATGAAATTGATATTGTAAAAGATATAGGTGACGAAACAAAAGTTCCTGCTGATTTCGTGATCGAAGAAGCAATGAAGGATAAAATTGACAAAGCTGAGATTATACGTGGTCTGAAAGCTGCTCTAAAGGCAAAGAATATTGAGAAAGTGAAGGAAGCTATCAACAAAGTTATTTCACTTTTAGAGGGCAAGTATTACGAATATTACTATAAGGAGGAATATGACAAAAATCGCAAGAAAGAAGAAAATGAAAAATATCCCAAAGTGGACAAAGCTCTTGAGGATATTCGTAAGGAAATTGAAGTCCTTAAAACATTTCAGTCTGATAGCATCAAAAATGCTGTTAAAGAAGTTCTTGCGACACTCCCTGATGAAATAAGGAAGAGCGTAGCTGTTTCTCATAAAGACGAAGAAAAGAAGAAAGATACTCGGACTTTTGATGAGAGACTTAGCGATGCCGTAAGGGCTACTATTGAAAATAAGGGCTAACAACCTTAATAATTCCAAAAATGATAGGAGGTGAATTAATACAATGGAAGGACTTGACATCGAGAAAGCATTAACTACGGCTGACGGTAGCGGTGCTGCTTTAATTCCAGAAAAACTTGATCCATTGCTCACGGAACTTGCTTATAAGGAAACTCCTCTCTTGAGACTTTTCAAAGAGAAACCATGGTCAACCAACGTTTACGCATGGAATGAAAGAACAGCACTTGTAGCGTCTGGTGCATACAATGAAAGTGATACATTCAGTTCAGCTACATCTACTTATAGCCAGAAATCTGTTACAATTAAGATGGTAAAAGCTGATGGTGAAGTATCGAATCTTTTGAAAGAGACTTCCAGGGACTATATTGATGCCCTAAAAGCAGAAATAGAGTCTGCTACACAGGAACTTTCTCACCAATTAGAGAAATACTATATCATTGGCAATGCTGGTCTTACTTCTAAAGAGTTTGATGGTTTATCAAATTTGGTTACGCAGACTTACAATGCCGCTTCTAGTAAAATTAGTCTGGATATTCTTGATGGTGCTATTAATACAATCATTGAGAATAATGGAAAGCCAAATCTGATTCTTCTTGCAACTCGTGATATTCATGAGTTGTGGAGTGTTGTTAGAGACTCTGCTCTTGCATACTTCTGGAAAGAAGTTGAAAATAGAGAGAATTATCTCGCAAGTTATCGTGGGATACCTATAGTAGGTTCACAGTTTATTCCTACAAATCTTGGTTTGACTGGAGATCAGTCATTTGGATTTGTGCTTGATTTGAATAATATTGTTGTTCCTGTAGTAAAGGGTATTTCTTACGAAGATATGACTGCCAAAGTATCAGCTGATACAACCGCATTTAGAGTAAAGACATGGAGAGCATTAGCTGTGAAAGGTGGAGCATATAAACATGTGAAGATAACTAACATAGCTAAACCCTAGTAGAATATAATGAGAGAGTTGGGCTAATGAAAGTTAGCCCACTCTTCTTTCACTGTCTTATCAAGTAGGACAATGCAAGAGGAGTAAAAAATGGGTTATCTTATAGATTTAGATGGGATGAGTAGAATAAGAAGCTTTACTGGAGCTACGACAATACAGCTTCTAAGTGATGAACAGTTAAATTTTTATATAGACACTGAAGAAGCCCTTGTAATGGAGAAAACTGGATTAAAATTTTATGATACAGAAATAGATGAATGGCATGATGGTGATGGAGAAAATGTTCTCATACTAGATCATTTCCCACTACGAAGTGTTTCTGAAATAGAAATAGATGGAGTTTTAGTTGATTCTTGTTGTTACTTTATATATTACGATAAAGGTATGCTATATCTAAAAGATGGATATTTTACTAGTAATATTCACAATGTGCGTGTAAAATATACGTATGGTGCTCCAGATACATCTGATACAGTAAGATTTAATTTAGCTAAATCAATTGCTTTTAAATCAGTTTCAAAACAAGTTTTGTTAGAACTTGGAAACCGTGATTCAAAAGGGTTTGTTGAAGAAAAATTGGGGAATTACTCGCTTAGTTATGGTAGAGGTCCATATTACGAAACTATAAAAAAACTTGATGAGGATATTGAAAAAGCATATGCTGCTCTTGGAATAACAGTTTCAGCGAAGGTACTATAAATGGGATTCTTAAAGACATGTACTCATATTCAGCATAGAGAATATGGCTATATTAGCGAATATGGCACAGAAATTAATATTAAAGAATTTACTGGGTGGACTGATTGCCCTGATTGTGTGTATGACAATGTATATAAGGCGTCAAAGAATCCAGGGTGTCTAACGTGTGGTGGAAAAGGAAGAATTGCGTCATATAACGATCATATAGAAAAAGTATTTGTTACGTGGGTTACAGAAGAAGGTTTAAAGGACGTTGAAGTTGGAGGTGTAAGGGTAGGCGACTGTAGAATTACAGCTAGATACGAAACCCTTGACTGGTTTAAGAATGCTATAAACAATAAAACTATTCTAACTATTGATGATGTTAAAGTTATATCCAAAACTGTTACGTCTTCAATTCTTAAAACAGTGGTTAATGTCTATGGATCAAGAACGGAGTTGAGTTAAATGGATGGAGGTAAAAAAATGGAACTAGTAGAAAGAAATAAACGGATATATAATTTATTTAAGAATAAAATGAATTATATGTTCAAGGAAGTTCTGACACAGGTTGAAAAAGAGACAAAGCAGTTTAATGTAAACACTGATTTTTTTAAAAAACCATCGGGATTTTATGCTATAAGAAAGACGTTATTTGATCATGGTAACAGTATTATAGAATTAATGGAGTTGATACTAAGTGAAGTTGAAGTTACCCCATTGAAGTCAATTATAAATATAGATAAAAAATTGCTTGATGAAGTAAATAAAAAAAATGATTCCAGCAGTTGAGACAAAGGTAAGAGTTGTTTTTCCAAAAAAGTGGAGAGCATTAACATTAGGTGTTTCTTCGTATGGTAAGGAATTCCCTACAATATTATCATTTGCTATGAACGATGTAAATCAAACTGGAGCGATTGCTACTGGGTATTTACGTTCAATATTGCAAAAAGAAGTCTATGGTGGAAATGCATCAACTTTACGGGTTGAGGGGGGGAAAGTTTTAGAAGGAAGAAGCGGTCAGTTTTATAAGAGTGTAAGATTAACTCCTGCTGATAGAGTTGAGGCTATGACAACAAGAGGTATTAGTGGCGTTGGAATAAAAGCTGGGATATTTGATTTAAAAGAAGCAGCAAAAATGACATCACATAGAAGTAGATATAAATACTATGAGCTACTAGAGAATGGGATACCACCATTTGTGCTATCAACGGAACAGTTAAAAGCATTTTTTGTAATATTAAATGAACAAGGTTTATACAATAAAAATCTTGCAGAAACATTTAAAAAGACTGGTGGTCCTGGAGGTGTTCATAAGGGCATTGAACCTAAGAGATTTTTTCAAAGAACAATGTGGTACTGGCATGATATTCTACAGCCACTTATGGCTAACCTGGTTAACAGGTACCTTGACTATGTTATCAGTCAACGATTTGGAGGTAAGATTAAAGAAGATGTTATACAGTCTACTGGTATTGGTGGACCTGGTTTTCCAGAAATGCTTTTTAAAATAAAAAAGTCTTAATCTATGGGATATCAAAGAGTTCATAATGTAAAAAAAAGTATATATAATTTCATAAAGAATACAATAAATTCTGAAGGAACATATATTGTTGGAGATGGTGCATCTGAGTTAAGCTTTTATGACTCATTTCCAGTTGAGCCTACGACATTTAAACAACCATCATTATCTATAGATTTTGCACGAATTGCACCAAGGAGACAGTATGATTTAGGTTGTAGTGCTACATATTCATATGATTTTGTAATTGACCTATTTGGAAGAAACAATTATGAAGATGAATATATAGCATCCATTATAACAGATGCGTTTGATGGAAAAGGAAAAAATTCTGGAAAACTCATTGACTATAGTGATTTTAATCTTGATGCTGATGGAGCATGCGTAACTGGAGTAATTTATATAAAAGACGTTAACGCTAACGCAAGGCGAATAGAGTCTCCTGGATTGGAATCCGTGTACCGATTTCAGGTGACTTTTATTGCAGAATATAATGATTCATATTAAATGGAAGGGAGGTGAGATAAAATGTTTACTGCACATGACATTGCTGGTTATCAAGGAAAAGAAGTTGAGTTATGGGTAAAATTATCTAATGCAACAGCGCCTAATCAAGATGATGTTACTGCATATCAGATTAGAGGCGCTCAAAGTTTCAATCCTACTGAAGAAAAGGCTGAGTCTAGAGTGTCAGAGCTTGGTTTTGAAGCAACCAAAGTTATCTATGGTACTTCAACATTCTCTGTAAGCACATCTCTAATGATCAGGGACTTGATTCAGATAGCTAGATTATCTGGTTTAAATCCAAGTACAGCTACAAGAATTATCGTAGATGAATTCCAGAAAATCAATGCTTTGAACTGGATAAGAAATCCTGATGGAGACGACATTTATGCGACTGTGTATGTCAGTGGCTTCAAAGCTAGGACTGCAAGTAAAGCATTAGCAGTTGAAGCAAATGCAACAATCACGCTCGATGGTAGCGCAGATCTGATTGCAACGTTTGATGGAAAGGCAACAGTCCGAGAACATCAGGCTGACGGATCTTGCACGCTATTTGCGATAGAGTCTGGCGTTACAGATTCAGACGTTTATATGGTTGAAAATCCCGCTGGTCAGGCTCTTTCTATGTGGGATGGTTACACTTTTGTAGCAAGTGGAATTGGTGGTGTTCCATCGATTCAGTTCTCCACTGCACCAGATGATGGGACAAAAGTGAAAATAGTGTATAAGGCTCAAAGTTAATTAAATTGGAGGAAAAGGAATGGATAAGGATCTTGAGAATAAGATTAGAATATCAACATCGGAAGATGAAGAAAATCTGCAAAAGGTTGTTAGCCCTGAAGCAGAATTTGAAATTCCGATAGGTAATGGAAAAAGAAAAAGAGTATTTTGGACTAGAATAGGCTTTAATAGCAGAGTATATTTTAAAGCTTACTTTAGGAAAAAACTAAAAGAAGCTATAGAATCTGGGCTAATAGGAATAGATAGTCATTTTAAAGGTAGCCCAATTGGAGATGTGGATGGCAAGAATGCTACATTCACATTGTCTCCAAGTTCAATAGACGAGAGTACATTAAAGGTTTATATAGGAAGCACTCTTAAGAAAGAAGGGCAGGATTATTCCTATTCTGATGACTTAAGAGTGCTTCTGTTTAATAAACCTCCAAGTGAAGGGACGAAAATTACTGTTGAATATGACTACTATGATCAGTCAGTTTTTACAACACTATATAATGACTGCTTTATTACAGTGCTTATATATTTATGTGCAAGAGAAATTGATAACCACAATAAACGAATATTTGATAAAATAGATGACATTGGATTACTTACAATGACAGAAATAAATGAGATAATATCTCTTTATACGAGCAATACTCCATTTGAATCACTTCAGCCTGATACCGAAAAACTAAAAAACTCGCCTACGCCTCCTCTTACTTCAGAAGGAGGCGTTATGCAGAGCGATGGGGTCTCAACCCTTGGGGTACTGAAGTCTGGGGAGAACTTGGGAAATATAACTCCATCTACGGAGTTACAGAAGAGCAACTCATAATTGATGAGGAAGCTGAAAAATTTAAAAATGAGTTAATAGAAAATCAGTATAAGGATATTTCTAATAGGCAAGACAAACATGAAGTTAACAAAAAGTCTAGGTTTATTCAGTTTTCCAAAAAAGCATTGGATGAGTCAATGTAAACTATCGGAGAAAATGTATGGCTGAATCGACTGATAGAATACTATTCCAGTTGGTATTTGGGACATCAAATACAGCAGCTGTCGTGGGTGATATAAGGAAGGTTGAATCTGCAGTTGCAAGTGCTGTAAGAACAACAAAATTGAGTTCAAAAGAGATAGGGGAACATTCGTCAAAAATGGAGGCTGCTAGGATTGCTTATACAAAAAATGCAGAGCTTATAAAAAGTATATCTGAGGACCAGGAAAAAAGCATAGATCAGAAAAAACGTGATATAGCAGCTATAAATACACAGAACTCAGTCTTGCTTGCCGCATATAGGCAAAGCGATAGTATATTACGTGGTAAAACAATGACTGGTCAGGAATACAGGCGACAGCTTAAGCTAATAGAAAAACAAGAAGAACTCACTGGAAAAGCTATGCCTACCGATAAGATAAACTTATTAAATCGACATGTAGCATCAGGTGGTCGTGTTACAGCTAAAATGCGTGAAGAAATGGCACAATGGAACAAAGAAGCTGAAAAGATGAATTCTAATACTGAAACAAATATTTTGACAGCTGCTAAATGGGCATTTATGTGGTTTATCTTGTATAGAGCTTTGAGACTTGTTATAGATCAATTTAATGGAGTGTTTTCGACTACAATTGAACTTAATAAATCTATGACTGAACTTGCCGCTATTGCTGATAAAAACAGAGAAGAAATAGACAGTTTGCTTCCGTCATATGCTAAGCTAGCAAGTACGTTTGGTATATCAATCGAAAAAGTTCTTGAAGGAACAAAAGATTGGGCAAGACAAGGGTTAGATATACAGCAGTCGCAGGAAGCGTTGACAGCAACGCTCCTATTGGCAAATGTTGCTATGGTTGATGTTTCAACTGCTGCAAAATACCTTACTGCTGTGTATTATGAGTATGGATTAACGACAAAACAACTTGTTAATATCACAGACAAATGGGTTAAACTTGATATGTTGAACGCAACAACTGTTCAAAATTTGGCAGAGGCATATCAGGTAACTGGGTCTGCTGCATATGAATTTGGGGTTACTATTGATGAGTTAAATGCTCTTGTGACAGCAGCAACATCTATAACTCAAAGATCTGGAAGCGAAATTGGCAGATCATTAAGAACCATATTTACAAGATTGTATCGTCCAGAGACAATAGACGATTTATATAACATCGGAAGAGTTTCTGCTATAGCTCTTGGTGGAATGAAGCCACTATACCAGATACTAAAAGAACTTGCTGATAGATGGAACGATCTTACAGAGGCGCAGAAGGCACAAATATCATATAGTCTTGCAGGAGTAAGGCAGTCTTCTCATCTTTTGGCATTGATGGCACATTGGAATCTTGTTGAGAAGTCATTGAAAGAAAGTTTAACTGCAAGAGGAGAAGCATTACTGAGAAATACGATTATTATGCAGTCATATAGTAAACAAATTGCAGAAGTAGGCCCGAAGTTAGAAAGACTTAGAGTTGCTCTCGGAAACATTGTAATGCCAATAGTTACACAAGGCATTAAAACAGTAGGAAATATTTTAGATGCATTATCATCAAAATTTGAAAATACTGGAAATGCTGCTGACAAATATTACAAAAAAGTGCTTATATTGGCATTTGGCAGTGAAGATTATGCGAAGCAATTTAAAAACGTTGCAGAAATAGTTGGTTTCCTTGAGAATGTTGAGAAGATACCTGGCAGTGAAAAAAAGCTCCTATCTATTTATAAAAGTCTTCAAGCGCAAGGATTGGTTCAAAATCTTACAGAAGAGCAAATGAAGAATATAGAGAAATTAGGAAAAGCTATTATCGAAGGTGCTAAAGCAATTGAGAAAAAAACAGAGGCTGACTTAAAAGCAGCAGCGATTAATATATTGCAGATACGAGAAATGCAGGAAGCATATGATGTCTGGCAGAAGATGTCCTTGGCAATAAAGACTGCAGAGATTAATATTAAAGCAATAGAGGATACATTATCAGATGAAATATTTAGCATTGATAAATTAAATTCGGAGCAAGAAACCCATATATCTCTTTTAAAAGGTGGAATTGCGGCTCTTGCAGGATATTCACTAGAGATACAGAAAGCATATTCTTATGAGTCTGCGCACAAAACTGCACTTGAAGGTATCCTAGAAGAGTACAAAAGTATAACAGAGGCTCTCCCTGAATTAAGGAATCAGTTAATTTATCAGATTACACATATTTATGATGAAAAAACTGGAGTTGATAAATTAAGGGAAGGATACATAAAGCATAAAGGTGAGATCGATGCTCTTATAGAGAAATATAAATTGACTGGCAATGTCGAAAAAGATATTATAGGAATAAGGCTCTTGCTTGCAAAAGCAACAAGTACATTTGGGGATAGTCAAGAGTTTGCTACAGAAAAAATAACTGAAAATCTTGATAAAATTGGCGAAAATAAAAAGAAACAACAGGATCTTACAAAATCTATATTGGAGGATTCACAGAAACAAATAGATGCTATAAAAAAGATAAGAGAACAATATAACGATTGGGCTGAATCTGTAAAAGGTCCATTTATGGATGCATTTAAGAGTATGCTTCAGGTATATGAATTGACAGAAAAAGGTACCAGAAAAACCGAAGATGCTATAAAGATCCTTACTCGTGAGATTATAGAAATGGCAGAGGAAGCTCTTATAAATAGTTTACTTGTTTCTATAAATAAATTAACTGGAGTATTTTCATTATTAGGTATTGGGTTAGAAGCGATGAAAGATCCAGCTAGTTACTACACAGCGATGGTTCAAGCTGGCACTACTATTGAAAAGTTATGGATTACAGCATTTCAAACTGGCGCAACTGAAGTGGAAAATGGAATAATTGATGGATTTAGAATAGCAAACGTGGGTATAACACCAACTTCGACTTCAGTAACGTCATCTTCATTAACAGCTACAAAAGAGGGAATAACAAAGTCTGTTGAACAAGCTGGTTCCCAGTTTCTTGATGCATATGCCAGGGCAGTGGCTGACGCTGTAAACAAGAAAATTCTTGGGCTATCAGTTGAAGAAGAAGGTGAAGGATGGACGGGTATAGACACTATTACTGATAGAATTGATGCAATGAACAGAAGACAGGAAAGAGTCATTGAGAAATTGACAAGTGTTACGACATGGGGAGCGCTTGGATTGGTAATTGGGGCTGCTATATGGAAATCAACTGAAGGCGGGATTTTTGGGGCGTTATCAGGTGTAGTATTAAACGTTGCGGTAGAAGAATTTGGAGATAAGGCAGTAGAATTACTTAGTGATATTTGGGAAGATATTGGATATAAACTTGAAGATATTGGAGAATATGCAAAACCATCAGCAATTGGGGCGGCAATAGGCGCAGCACTTGGTTCATTGCAAGGTAAAGCGGGTATCGGAATGCTATTAGGCGGTGCAGTAGGAGCTGGAGTTCACGCTATATGGCCTGAAGAAGGTGCATTCACTGGGTTTATAGGAAAAGTTGTTGACAGAGTTGGTAAAATATGGACTGGTGTTAATAAGGAACTAGCAAAACCATTTTGGCAAATGGTTATTTCTTTAGGACTAATGCAAAGACAACAACAGCTTTCTAGTGAGGAAATGCAAAAAATAGAAGATGCAAGAGCAAAAGGTGAAAAAGAAGTTAACATAACACAAGCAAAAACATTTTCCTATATAGGCACAATGCTAGGTTCAACATTAGGTCCCGTTGGAACTATCTTAGGTGCATTTTTGGGAGAGGCATATGGAAGAACTCAAAAACAAATAATTCAGTTAGATCAGATAGATGAAGATACAAAATCAGTTACCAAGGCTATAAATGCTGCATCTGAAATATCACAAAGGCAGCTGGAAGTTGTAAATCGCAATCTTGCAGCATTAAGAGAGCTCCCTCCACCATATCCATTAAGAGAACAGTATTACTTTAGGCCATATGAATTTGGCGAAGGACCATTTTACAAGAGTGCTGGAATGAATTGGGGCAGTGGTAAACAATATGCAAATCCTATCGGTGGAAACAATGTTACAGTGGGGAGTATAGTAATAAACGTTCCATCTGGAAATCCACAAGATATTATAAATGCAATAGAAGATACATTTGCTTTAAAGAGTATTTCTTTGTATCAAGGAGGGTAATTTGGCTATATATAGTTGGACTCTTCAAGTGTATGATGGATCCAGTTTTATTGAAACGTATAAAATCCCTAATCCTGGAAATAGAGGTGTTACTGTAGGAGCTACATCAAATCAAAAAGTTATACAATTATGGGATGGCTCAAGAGTATTTGTAAGTCCTCAAACTAAAAGTTCAAATGATGTATTTGACTTTGAAATAACAGAGGCGTCGTCTACACAGGCATTATATTTAAAACTTAAAGATTATGTTAGCAATCAGCGTAGGATAGTAATGACTACACATACTGGCGAAAAATTTACTGGATATTTTACTTCCGTAAAGAAATCGTATACATTGAGTGGAAAGGATCAGAAATATACTATTACAATAAGTTTTACACCTGAGGATTGAAATGCCAAAAAGACTTTCAGCTTCTGGCGAAGCTGCATTAAATAGTAAAAATGTGACAACATGTTGTCAATTAAAGTTGAATGGTAGTAATCTTGGCGATGTAGTTGAATATTCATACAATTTTGACAAACATTTTGGAGCATCTAGTCTGGAGATAACACTGAATAACCAAGATGGCAAATACGGAGTTAATGGAACAAATGAGATAAAATTAGGAGATGTTATAACTTTAAAAGAAGGACTAGTGAATACTGATGGAATTATAGAATCATTTGATAAATTTTATGGCATAGTTAGGCATTTGTCACCACAATCTGATGCTAATGGAAGCTATTTAAAGATTACAGCATTAGATAAAATTTGTAAACTGGATGATTTAGAAATAGATAAACTGATAACTTCTTCTGATGTTGCTATTAGATATATGCCAGATTACACCGAGGGTGGTGTATTACTTATGGAATCATTTGTTTCGTCTAAGCTTTCTGAAGGAGCGGCATATGGTGCAACTACATTATATCTTGAGTCTGTTGATGGATTTGAAGCTGATGTTAATGAAAATTCATTAAGTTGGATATATATTGGTTCAGTTACCGAATCGCATAAATATGAACTAGTGTCTATAAATAGTGCTTTAAAAACAATAACAATTGAGCCAGGAATCCAGGAAGTTTCTGGTGTGTCTGCTGGGACGTATGTAAGACAAAGGTGTAGTGATACAGCAAGTAAGAAAGGGTATGCTTTTTATTATGATTTTGGGTACTGGGATTATGAGCAATCTGATTTTCCTATGGCATGGTTTGCATCTGGTTCACCTACAACAATATATTTTCATCCAGTTCAAAACATAAGTCCTGTTGATGTACCTAGAATTATAGTTAAATACAAAGATACAATTACAGAGATAAAAGATCCACTATGGAATGGATATGAAGTAAATTATGCCACTGGACAAGTAGTTCTAGGAACACCATTAGAGGTTAATAATTGGGAATTATGGGCTAATTTTAACTACTACCCAGTAGAAACAATTCAATATGCTGAAGATATAATAGAAACTCTATTAACAGAACCAGATGGGTATGGCAATACAGTATTTACGAGTTCAGATTATACTACGGATCTTGATACTGAAGATGGGACTTCAACTGATGCTTTAACTTATAACAGATCACCAGTTATAATCAATGACACAACATATTCAATTGGACAAGTATGGTATCATAAGTATTCTAACATAATAACATCATTAGTTTCTGATGATTATACAATTCCAACTGGAAATTCTATATCGTCTATAAATTTAAGGTATGGACGAGTTATATTGGAATCACCTGTGTCAAATCCTACTGATGGAGATGTAACGTGCAATACTAATTATAGTTTTAAGACAATTCAGGCAACTGGTGTAAAAATTCCATTTATAGACTTTAGACAAGATAAAGTTAAAAATAGAATGGAAGCTTTTAATGATCTAAAGAAACAACTTGCACCTAACTATATTATTAGATCATCTGGTGATGGTAAGATTTGGGGGCTACACTTAAGGCAAAAAGTATCTCACGATTTAGACATTAAATTAATTCAGAGTTTATCTTACGAGTCAGATACAGAAATATATACAAGAGTCAAACTATTTGGTGAAAATGCGACTCCTAAAAATGTATTAATTGACGCTGATTATACCAGTGATGGAACATATACTACATTTGCATCTAATGTGCCACTTGTATGGACTGGTGAGAGAGAAAGTATGTATGAAGGATGGCTTGAATTCACTGTTCCTGATAGTCTTGTAGATGAATCAGAAATGGGGCTGATTTTGAGTAAGCCCAAACCACCTGTTGTTTGGATAAATGGATTAAGAAACTCAACTACAGCCATAGATAATGTTCCATTTGAATCGTGGGGATATTATCAGGATGAAAGTACATACAAGGGCTTTGTTTTCAACCTTGCTATAGATTTTAATTCCCCTATTATATTTTATAGAAATGGGGAACCATATGGATTTGAAGTGGATGGGACTTTGTATGATGGAATTAACGATAAAGTAACCGTTAACATGTTGAGTTTAGAGTGGGATAGCGAGAATTTTGTCTACAAATGGAACCCTATGTCTGATGCTCATATAACTAATAAAAATTACTGGTCTAGTGATATAATAAGCCAGATATCGTCTATAACATTTAACCTGGCATATAACAATGCATGGAAATATGCACCAACAGATTCGCTTCCAAATAGATTCTTGATAAATCCTCAGTATCTGATTTTAACAGAAGAAAGTCAAGGTTTAGTTGATAGGTCAAAAAAGGGATGTTTAGTTAATTCATCAAATTATGGTCTTGTAGGTCCAGGAACTGTTGAATTTAAATCGTCTACTAGTTCAACTCCATATGCACTTTGTGATGGTAAGGACTATTTCTATACTTGTATAACTGGTAAAAATTTTGGTTCTATAAAAGATGTAAATTCCCAATATGTATACTTAACAATTGATTTAGAAGGATTTTCCCTTGTGCGAAATATTGAGATGTGGTATGGATATATTCCTGATTGTACAATAGGAAGCATAAGTGACTTTTATTGGTATTGGTGGAGCGAGTCGCAAAATGCATGGCGATTATTAATGACTGATGCCAAAGTTGGTGTTACAGCACAAGTTGTTTCTGATCCTGGCGAAGGAAATGGGCCTGTATTTGATGGTTACACATATAAAAAGTATAGATGGACTTGTAGGTGGACATACACTGACAAGTTACAATTAAGGATAAGTAACTCATCTGATGGTAAACTAGGTCGAAGTCCATCTGTCAGATATTATTTGCCAGAAGTATATGTCAATTGCTGTAAAGAGACATTCAATGTAACTGCTGACTTCTGGTATAGAAAAGCATTTTCCATTCCAAGTCCAGACAATATAAGAAAACTACACGATGGCTTATGGTCTACGCAATTTCAGTCAATTTATCTATTTGAGCCTACTGATGGGCATAGACTTATAACATTTGATATAAAACAAGTTTATGAAAATGGACAACTGGTTTATCCTAAAATTGAAGCAATAGATATAGTTGGTGGATGGTATATGCCTAACCAAAATGATCCAACGCGTAAATATGATATTAGTAACAAATATAGTATCGAGTATTGGGATGGTTCTGACTGGTATCCAGTAGCAAAAGATGCATCGCAATTTAGTCTTGGGAGCGGTGAAACTCGTAGTTTTGAACGAGATGATCTTGGAAATGAATTTAGACCTCAGAAACTATCAATCGTTTTGAACCAAGTTGGCAAAATTGAAGGGTTTGGTGCAACTAAATACGTAGTTTCTTTAATTGAGTTCAGTGCATGGCAAAATATTACTCTAACAGCAGAATCAAAACTTATAAGAACAACAAAACTTTCACAGGCTACAACAAATGGTGCAACCACAGTTTATGTTGAAAGCACGGATGGTTTTCCTAGTTCAGGAACTGCGTATATTTCTGCTGATGGATATGATATTAACAAGTTTACTTATACAAGTAAAACATCTTCATCGTTTAATGGGTGTTCCAATGTATTGGCGAGACCAGCAAACTCGTATGTTTCTATTTCGCCAGCATCAAGTTCCTTGGATTTAACTAACTACTATAATATTTACGATCCAGATTTACTTTTAGATAGATACGGTGATAGATTATATAAAGACACAGATGTAAATAAATATTTAAATACACAAACTAAGTTGAATTCAATGGCACGACTTATGCTCAAAGAGTTAACGAAAAATGTTACAAGTGTTTCTGCTCCTGTTGTATGCAGACCAGATGTTTATCTTGGTGACACTGTGAGAGTATACGACCCTATAAATACATCTGGAAATCAAAACTATTTTGTTGAGAGTATATCTTCTAGGAATGGTAGTTTGAATCTTAGACTGGCTAAATATTGGTCTATTGATCAAGAGGTAGAAATATGAGAACAGGTCGTGATTTCTTTACGCAGTTAAGAAATGAGATTCAGAAATTGGTTAAATCTAAGGTTCCAACTGGATCTGCCACTATGGGTATAACAGTATCTACTAGTAGTAGTGGCGATGTTAATGCACTGCTTTCTTCTATTGACAACATAAGTATCACAGTCAATGCTATACTTGAATCTATAGGTAAAACTGGTATCCATATAATTGAAGGTGGAAATGTTTATGCTAATAGCCCAGCTGATGGCTGGGTAAATGTAGAACCAACTAGAGCAATTTGCGTCAGCACTGGTTTAGTATATTCGCTCACACTTCCAGCGAAACTAAACGTGATAGGAAACACTTCTATTACAAAGCCTGGAACTGCATATATTTTATTAGACAGAAGCGGGAATGCATATGTTAGTAATTCAGATATTTCTACTAGTGTAATGCTTGCAAAGATTATAATTCCTAAAGAAACAACATCAATTATAAGAGATGATAGTGAAAATGAAAATGATGCATACATAATTGTTAAGAAAAACCAGTTTTTTAAAGATGATTTTAAGATAGATGATGAATCTGTAATGGAATTAAGAACCATTATGGATAAATTGCTTGCTGATAATCTTATTGGTGAAATAAGGCTTTCTAGTGGTTTAACTATTACAAATACAGATGGCTCTCTTAGTTTAGATTCAACATCAATGCTTCTAAAATACCAAAATGGAAACACAGGAATGAAACTTGATAAAGAAGGTATAAGATTTTACGATTCGCAAGGAAGACTTATTGCTTACTTTACAATAAATGATGCTAAAGTAGGGGCATTAAGAGTTACACCAAATGGCATAGAATCAACAAATTTCTCATCGGGAAATTCAGGATTTCAAATAAAGGCAAATGGTGATGCTGAGTTCTACAATGGCACATTTAGAGGAACAATTACGGCGATATCAGGATATATAGGTGGGAACACTATAGATTCAGATAGTATAGAAAGTGCAAACTGGCCTACAACTGGATTTAAATTAAATTCCAGTGGTCTAATACAGGAAAGAGATTCAACTGGGAACGAACTACGGATTCGTCCTTCTGGATTGTTTTCATATAACAAGAATTTTACATTGACACATTTACCTGGAACTTGCGATTTTATTGACTATTTAAAACTATACAATGGAACTTCCACTTCTGAGTATCTGATAGATGGAGCATGCTATATATGGGGCAATGTAAGTGGAGTAGTAATTAAAAAATTTGAATATGCAACAGATCCTACGTTTCCTGATACAGTTATTGCTGAATATAAGTTAAACTCCGAAACTGGTGTTTATTATGAAACCAAAACTTTTGAGTTTAGTGAAATGGCGGGAGCATTAGTCAAGCCTGAAGGTCTTACTGATGGGCAATATGTTCAAAATCTTACAGCAAGCCAGATAACAGTTGGGAAATTAAGGGATTTTTCAGGAGAATCTTATTTTGATCTTGCAAATGGTAAATTAAATATAAAGTCTAATGATACAAATCCCAATAGAAAAATAGCAGTTGGAAACACAGATTCAGATCAGTGCATGTATTATGATTTAAGCACTGGTAGACTTACAGTGAGACACAATGATTATGTTAGAAATTTACTTGATTTTTCATCATTTGAAGAGGCTGTTGACGATCTTCCTGATTCTGGTGGTTATATATTTGTTCCACAGGGGACACATTCTGTAACATCAACTGTTATTATTTCAAAACCTAATGTTCATATATTCGGAAATGGACCTAGTAGTATAATTGAAGGGAATATTTACGACGATGAAATTATAGAAGCTTTAAATACTGAAAATTTTACTATAAGAGACTTAACAATTAGAAATACTAGTACGTATCCTAGATGTATTAGATTTAATATGTCAGAAAATTGTATTGCTTCAAGATTATTTTTACGATGTCCCAATGTAGATATTGGTTCACTTTATTATATTTTTAATATTGATGGATGCACAAATGTAACTTCTTTTGAGTGTTATGTTGACTCTGCTGGTGTTATAAGCGCAAATGTTTATAACGACATAGGAACTAAGTTATACATTGATAAAAATAACATAGTAAGTGGTGCAATAGCAATTGAATATTCTAATTCAAAAATAATAAATAACTACATTTATGTTCCAGATGTATATGGATGGAACTGTGGAATATCAGCACGAGGAGATTCAATACTAGTTCATGGAAATACGTTGATATGCGAGAATAATAATGTAGATTATGGTATAAATTCAGACAGTGGGGATAGAGTTATAATAACTAACAATCATGTTTACCAGTTTGAAACTGGAATCCAAGTATCATCAAGATATGGTATAATAGGGAACAATTCTATTGAAAAGAGTGGCGCTGGTATAACTTTGTTAAGTGGTTCATGTAACTTTACTGTTATTGGAAACGTTATACATTTATGTCCAACAGGCATTACTAATTTAGGTTCAAATAATGAAATAGCTCATAATATAAATGTAAATTCATGAGGTAATTATATGGCTGAATTTAAAAAAGCTTCTAAGGATTGGTCAAGATCGCAGCAAATAAATCAACACAATGATAACGATTTGATTTTAGAAGGTAGAATTTCAGAACAGGAGTTTGCTGACAATGAGTTAAATCAAATATATGCCGATCTAGGGATTGCTCGTCATTATGTAAGAAAAAGAGAGTTAGGGCATAGTATAACTGATTACTCCAATTGGACTCATTATAAAGCCGAATCTGGTTACTCAATTTGGTCTTATCCTGTATCTGACTTTTTAGACGCATCCAGCAATCTTCTCTTTATGGATAATGTCAAATTTACATATAAAGGTGAAGCTGATTCTCTAGATATTTCTAAATTTGCTAAAGTATTAAATGTATTTGAAGGCACAGTTTTTGATGTAACTGAAGAGGCTGGAACAGAAGGTGGAACTGCATTTTCATTCCTGCAGTCTGCTGATGGAATGTCAACATGGTTATATTTATGTGGTGATGAGAAATTTAACGCTATAGACTTTGATATTGAAACGGTAGGTGGAGGAATTAATCTTGAGTTAAGATACTGGAATGGTTCTGAATGGTCGCAATGGGATGGTTCTTGTGTAATATCAAATTTCATAGATAATACTTCGAATTTATTATACAATGGGCGAATCGAATACGATTTGCCGTCTGATTGGATATCTAGTGAAATTGATGGTACTACTGGATACTGGATTATGCTTAGTACAACATCAAATCCCACTCAAATACCTACAGCATATCACATACTACCTGGAAACTCTGTTCCATCACTTTTAAGGCTAAGCCAAGCACAAATAGTGAACGATGAATGGGCATGGTGTTTTTACAATGGATACATTTATGTTACACTAAAGAATTCTGGCGATTCTTACTACGAGGGTGATTTATTTATTAAAAGCACATCATCAGTTGAGAATTTGCAGGCATTCTTTATATCAAATCATAAAATAAAAGTTTCATATTTAAAAGAGGAATGTTCATCTGGATTTAATTTTATTAATATAAAGGACGTGCCAAATTCATATACTGGAGCGTCTCATAAATTGGTAGCTGTAAAAGAAGACGAATCTGGGTTAGAGTTTATCTCAAACCCAGGATATAAAAATAATTTCATTGAACTAGATGATACACCTAGTTCATATCTTGGTCAATCTGGCAAGTATACTTGTGTAAATCAAACGGAAGACGGTTTAGAATTTTCAGATGTTGATATAATCAAAACAGTCACAAAAGTTATAGGTTTTACTGATGATTGTGATTATATCTGCGATGGAGCTTCTGATGATATACAAATTCAATTGGCTATAACAGAAGTTGGTATATCTGGTGGTGGAACAATTAGGTTCAGAAAAGGGACATATAACTGCCTGAATACTATAACTTCTTGTCAATTTATAGTTTTTGAAGGAGAGTCAAGATATGAAACGATTATAAAGGATACAAGAGATTTTGGTGGTAGCTATGCTGGTAATGCTAATTTTGTAGAGTTAGATTTTTACAATGAGATAAAAAATCTTACACTTAAAAACGAAACAAATGGTACAACATCTGGATATTGTCTGATTAAAATAGAGTCAAAAGATTATGTAAATATCTTAAATTCAGACATTTGCGTTTCAAATGCAGGGTATTACACAAGTTGCATTAACATTTCTGGAACTAATAATAATATTTTTATAGATCGTTGCTATTTATATAATCCTACGGGAAGTGGTAATGCAATAATTCTTTATACTAGTGGTAGCACTATTTCCACTATGGGCATTACCAATTGTATCATTATAAGTGGACAGTTGGGCATATTGAATTACAATGGAAATTTTACTGACTTAAAAGTATGCCATAACAGTATTACTGGTCCTAGATTAAATGGTTATTTCTATAGATCTATTTTCGCAAACAATTACTTTGATGGTTTTAGTCTCAGTGGTGGAGGATTTGTATGGATTAGAGACGGTTCAGAGAACGTTATTGTTGAAGGAAATATTGCAATAGCATATTTTAGCTCTGGTTGTATAGAGATTGGAAATTCGTGTTCAAATATATTGATACATGACAACTACTTGAGGAATTCAGCAAATTGGCCTATTGTTGCAACTGGGACATCTCCTTATGTATTTGTATTTAACAATGTGTTTTATGATGCAGCTACAAATAATACGATTACTGGCTCTGCTATAAAATTCAATAATATTGATCCTTCAGGATATCCAATTGGGTGGACACAAACGCAAAAGTATGAAACGCATCCGACATTTAATTCTGACACTCAGTTGGTTGACAAGAAATATGTAGATGACAAATATCATGTTTGGACAACTGCAACGAGACCAAATTCACCAACTCAAGGTATGCTTGGGTACAATACAGATTTCAATGGAACAGAAGTATATCAAACTGTCACTGGAAGGGTTGGATGGCTTGTAATAGGTGGATATTGGACAGTGGCGACTAGACCATCAAGTGTTGTAATTGGAAGTAGAGGATATAACCTCGATCTTGAGACATTTGAATATCTTGATGTTACAGGAAACTGGTCGTCATAAAGAAAAAGGAGAGATAAAATGTTAAAAAAATTATTATTTTCACTTGGTTTAATGCTCACTTCTACTATTGTTTATGCTGGTTATCCCTACTGGCAGATTCGTATCGATCCTCTTAGTAAAGAAGCAACTGCATATATGTGTTCATATATGATTATAAGTACTGGTGTTGGTGGAGTAGAAAAAGGTTTTATTGATGACCGTAATGGTAATGCAAAATTTTATCAATTGTATACAAGTACAATAGTTGGGATAGGGCATATTTCAATAATGAATAATTTGATAGGAAATGCAACATTTTTTACAAATGGAGACTTAGGAATAAGAGGAAGTTTTATAGGTGATGGAAGTAAATTAACTAATTTATCAACTGGAACTTCAACAGATATAGAATGTAGAAAATCAACAGGAACATTAACAAGAATTAATACAACAGGAAACGTAGGTGATGTTTGGCAAGTGTTTGCAAGTTCACCATCATACGGAAAATTGATAGCAGGTAATGGTGGCACGAAAGATCAATGGGGTTCAATAGGGTTTTATATTCCAGGAGATGCTTTTACAACTAATGGTATAGCGTATTGTCCTCCAATAGGCTATGGATTAACAATAACAAGTGCCATAGCAACAGTTACACCAAATGGCAAATGTCCGACAGGTGCAGGGAGTAGATTGAATTTTGATATTAAATATTCCAGTTTTCCAATTGCAAGTGATGTATCAAATTGGGCAAGTATAATGGCATCGTCTTGGACATTATCGATTGTAGCAAATTCATCTCACGTTATAGTAAATGCATCAGGTTTTTCAAGGACACATTTAAACTCAGATGATGTATTACGGCTTGATATAGGAGATATAGGTTCAGCAACAGCAGGAGGGTCACCAATATGCGTTACAATATATGGCAAAAAGGATTAATATTATTTTTGTTGTTTGCAATATATAGGATTGCTGATACGACGGCACCTGTTTCTATCTGCCAATCTAATAGCAATAGAAGTGGATTGATAGCGCTGTGGCATTTGAATACAAATAGCACTTCACAACCAGACGCAACAGGTAATAATCATACTGGGACAGTTATAGGTTCAGCATCATATACAACCGGTAAATTTGGTGGCGCATATGTATTTCCTTCATACCCATCGTATATACAAACAGATTTTACAGGCGCTACTTTAAACTATAATATAACAGTAATTGCTTGGATATATCCAACTGATATATCGACTAACAGAGGAATTATGGGGTGTGCCGATTCAAATCCTTGGCAAGGGTGGTACTTTAGAATATCTTATTCTAAATTACAATACCATATTAACGGTGGTGGCGCGGAAGTTTACGGAAATACACCAGTGACTTTAAACACATGGCATCAGGCTGCTTTTACGAGGACAACCGGGGAATTTTGTTTATATTTAGACGGAGTATTAGATAAAAAACAATCTTTTTCAAGCGGCAATCCTGGCACAAGAAATGTTGTTTTTGGTGCAGTTTATTATGAAGGAGGAGAACATTTTTATGGTAAAATAGATGAGGTAGCAATATATAATAGAGTGTTATCAGACGCAGAAATAAATTTTTTATATTATAACAATCCAAAGGTGATGATAAAATGATATTACTTTTTTTACTCATTTCTTCAATATGTTTTGCACAAGAAGAATCTACAGGGACTGTTAAAATAGAATTAGTTCCACCTACAACAGCGCAAATATTAGCTTCACCAACAACAGCACAAATATTGATTAAAAATTATATTGAACCTGTTTTAATGGATAAAGGGAAAATAATTGCAATTGATTTATTGTTATTGGATAGAGATTATTATAGAAGTTTATGTGGAGTTAATATAGACAAGGAAACAGGACAGATATTGATGAATTATAAGTATATGTTAAAAGAAGAAGAAAGGAACCAAGAACTCGGCAGAAATTATGTTGCTGGAGTGACATTCCCTATTTTTAGATTAGAGAAATAGTATGTTTTATATTGATTATAGATGTTATGGTGTAGAAACAGTAATTATAAAAGTAAACCTATAGCGGAGTAAAAATTGTTTAATGAGAGGAAAGACCTAAGAAAAGGAGGAGAATATGGATCCTATCACAACAACAGCAGCAACACAGTCTTTGGGTATATTTGCCCAGTTCGTGAATTGGGAGGTTGTAATAGCCGTAGTTTTAATCGTAGAGTTAGCAAAGATATACATTCCTGACAACTTAGAACCTAAGTTACTTCCTGTGATTTCGATAGCAGTAGGTGGTTTGATTTCGGTAATACCACAGCTTCATCTTTCGATAATTGTAGGTCTAGTGAGTGGTTTCACAGCAACGGCTGGCTACAATGCTGGATTCATTGGAATACAGAAGATCGTAAATATTATAACTACGGCTATGACAACCCAACCTGAGCAACCGAAACAGTAGTTTATGATAATGGGTTGGAAATACACAGACGAAGAAATATCAAATATTGAGAATGAACTCAAACTTCTAAAGGAAAGAAGGTTGTTTCAAGATCAGCAACGAATGGAACAATACGAGAAACAATTTGTAGAAGAGAGCGATGCAGTTATTCTTGCCAAGTTACATCCGATAGTTAAGGTTATGATGAGGAAATTGCTAATTCAATGCAAACAAGCGGGTTTGAAATTTGGTATTTACTCTGGGCTAAGAACTTTCGACGAGCAGAATAAACTCTATAGTAAAGGAAGAAGATTTGAAAATGGCAATTGGGTAATAATAAACAAAGCAGAAATAGTTACTAATTCTAAATGTGGATATTCATGGCATAACTATGGCTTGGCCTGCGATTTTGTAATTAGAGGTAGCAAAAATCAGTGGACATGGAATAGTTCTATAGACACAAATAGAGATGGTAGAAATGACTGGAATCATTTTGGTGAAATAGCAGAGTCTAATGGATTAACATGGGGTGGACGCTGGAAACCACCAGATATCCCACATGTGCAGTATCATGGCGGCATAAAAGATATTAATAGTGCATTAACTCTATATAATAGTGGTGGAATTTATGCAGTTTGGGAAAAGGTAGTCTAAATGGCTTCTGCTGAAATTAAAATAAGTTGTGGCATTGGTGATGCAATAACATACATCACAAGAATTTCAGAGTTTATAAAACGTGAGCAAGTTAGTGAATTATCTATATGGATTGCTGGAGGGTGGCAACAAATACCACGTCTTATCAAAGAAGTATACGAACCCTGCAAACTTATAAATAAGATAACCTACCACAGTGAAAAAGCCGATAAACACTTTGATTGGATAGCAGATGATGCTCCACTCATTTACCCTATGACTATGCCTTTTGACATTCCTATATATGATACTGATAAGATTTCTCTACCATCTGACTGGAAAGTTTGTGTTATTCATCCTATTACTACAGAAGGTTCATTTGAAGGTTACAACTGTCAAAGATATTTAGAACCATCAAAATGGGTTAAAATTTGCGATAAAATCCACGATTTGGGGTATAAGATTGTTCAGATAGGGGGAGCAGCAGAAGGTGGCTATTTACCCCAAGAAACGATAGATTTGAACCTATCTGGTATTACTACTATACGTGAAAGTATTGGAATATTAAAAAACTGTGATTTTTGTATTGGTTGCAATAGTTGGCCTTGGGAAGTATCTAGTTACAAGGGTATAAAAACAGTGTGTTTATACTATACAAATACACACTGGATACGTCTTCATGTGCCAAAACCAGATAGCAAAGACTATGGTTTACCTAACCTTAGGATTGAAACTGATAAAAATATTGATAAAATTATTGGTTTCATAGAGGAGCTTCAATGAAGGGTTATTGGGCTAATTGGTCAAAAACTTTAGGTAGTGCTATGTACTGTATAAGAACTGATAAGGAAAATTGGACTTTAGATGAATTTTTTAAGAGTGGTCTTGATGACTACAACAATTTTTTAAAACTTGACGAAATCCCAGACAATGAAAGTGTGCTTGATATAGGTTGTGGAATTGGACGAGTGTTATTCCCAATACAAAACTTCTATAAGAATTTATATGGAATAGATGTTTCAGATGGGATGATTGAACTTGCAAATAGTCTTAAAAAAGAGTATAATAAAAGTGACAATATAAAGTTTATTGTTACAGATGGATTGGGAAATATCCCATTTGACAGTAACAGTATTTCATTTGTATTTTCCATTATATGTTTTCAGCATATTCCTTCAAAAGAAGTACAGCTAAAATATTTTAGTGAAGTTGACAGGGTTTTAAAGAAAAATGGGATAGCAAAGATAATGGTGCAAGATCCAAAATATAGAGCTACAGATTTCAATTGCGAGGTTGGCTGTGGAATCTCTATTGATGAGATAAAAGGAAGTTTAGTAAAATCAGGAATATTAAGGACAGAACCTAGTAAGTGGATTTGCCAGGCTGAACGTAATTACTGGGTTGTAATAAGGAAATATGCTTGATATAGTTGTAATAGGTAAAGATAGACCTTTTTATTTGGAAAAGTGCATATCTGCTATAGAAGCCACATCAAGAAAATATCGTCTAACTATAATAGACGATGGATCCTCTAATTTGTTTGACATTAAACGTAATTTAAGCAAGGCACACCAAATTATTCTAAACGGAAAGAATATGGGGAGTACACCATCCATGAATACTGGAATACATCTTGCACATATGTGGCAATGGTTTTATAAAGAAAGTGTTGATGATCCATTGTTATTTATAGAAGATGACATGGTGTTAAAATCTGGTTGGCAGGAAAAATGCTGGGAATACTTGAATAAATGGGAAAATGAATTCAAAATTGGATTTATATCTGGGTTTGATGCTCCAGAACACTCAACAACAAAAGAAATTTCTTATGTCGGAGATACAATAAAAATAAAAGATATAATTCGTTCTTCAATGATGTATGCAAGAAAAAAACACTGGGCTTCAATTGGATTGGTTCCAAATCTTGATAAAGATGGCAAGGAAAGAGGGTTTCCAAGCGCAGGAACTGGAAGCAAACGTGACTGGTATTATCTTACAGATGCTATAAATTCAAATAAAGCACAAGGTAAAAACTGTCTTGTAATATGCGGTCTCGCTGAACATATTGGGGAAAATAACTCTACGTGGAGGAAAGAGTGAATGTATTTATACTAGCTGATAGTCCTCACTGGATTGTGAATAAATGTGTTGACAATATGATAGCAAATATGGTAGAATACTGTTTTGTAAAGAGATATGACCAGAATATTGAAATAGACGAGTTTGTTAAAATTGCTAGTAAATCAGACATTATTCATTTTAACTCTTGGGAGAAGATATACTTATTTCAAAAAGCAGTTTCAAGTTTGCAAGATAAATGCATAATTTTAACCATAAGGTCACATAGATACAATGTTGAAAATATTAGGCAGTTTGTTAAAGTGTGTTCATCCATTTCAGTGGTTAATAAGCAACTGGTTTCAGAAATCAAGGATCTTGGTGTTAGCAATGTTGTTTATATTCCAGATGGAATAGATGATAAATTTATCTCACATAGATATACACCAGTTATAGGATTTGAAGGGAGACCTTGCGAATATAAGGGTAATGCACTTGTAGAACAAGCTTGCAATGAACTTGGTTTTGAGTTTAGACCTGCATATGGAAATATATCAGACATGGTAAGTTATTATTCATCACTTGATTGTTACGTGTGCGCATCAGAAAATGAAGGTTTTAGCACTGGTGCAATGGAGGCAATGGCAATGAACATTCCTGTTTTAACTGTCAATGTTGGTGTTCCCAAAATGCTAAATGTTTTTAAAATTGATAGATCCGTTGAAGGTATAAAGAAAGGACTTGCAGCTCTATTTGCGCATAACCAAGTTGAAAATTTTACTTGGAAAAATGTATGTAAGTTGTTTAGTTCTCTTTATAAACTATCATACGCAAAAAAACAGATTTCACAGGATTTACTTGAAAAAGACACAGGAGTGAAATTTTGATGGTGAAATAGTGTGAAAGACTACGATATTATTATAGATAGACAAACTGCTAACGAGGAAAATCACTTATGTATTTCAGAGGCATTGAAATTAGTCCCATCACATACAATCAGTCTTGATATCGGCTGTAACTCTGGTTGGCTAATGGAAGAAATGACAAAAAAAGGTTGTATATGTTATGGGGTAGATAATAGCAAAAAAGTAATAAAAATTGCAAGAAATAAAGGATTAAACGTTATTTTTTCAGATGCTCAAAATATTCCACTTGAAAGTTCATATTTTGATATTATAACAATGGTAAGTGTGTTACAGCAATGCACAAAAGATGAAATATGTCTTATATTAGGAGAATGCTGGAGGTTATTAAAAGATCCTGGGTGGATTATAGGTATAAACCCCATGCCTAATGGTGGATGGGGATATTCTGCTATTGGTAAATCTCCGTATGTCAAGAGCGTAATAGAGCCTAATTTATTTTGTTCTGATTTTCACCCAGAGGGACATACATACTGGAAGCAAATAAGCAAAGATAATTATGTATTTAAAATTCATACACGATTTATTAAGGAACTGATAGATGCTATTCAGAAATGATGACATATCTTCAGACACAAAATTAGAAGAATTAGAACGATTTTGTGATATATTTGATAAATATGGATTTAAAATCATTCATGGGGTTACCATTTTTGGGCCTTTAATACCAATGGATAGCTCTTGGAGTAACCAGAATATTGATTTAATATGCATAGAAAAATTTACTGACAATAAAGATGTTATTGAATATTTATTTTCAAGAAATGATGAGATTGCAGTGCATGGATATAAACATTACCATTATTTAAATATTGAACAAGATATGGGCTATGGAATAGGGATTGCAAAGAGAACACTTGAGGATATATTCCAGAGACCTGTTAAATACTTTATTCCACCCTTTAATGAGCATGACGCATTAACAGATTATTATTGTAGCAAGTATGATCTTGAAATTCTTGATTCAAAAGGTGAGCATCTTGAGCTTTATTTAGACAGAGAACCTCCTAATATCGATACAAACTGGAGATGCCACTCCTGGAGGTTCTATTCTGTTTACATTGATGGATACGCAAAGCTTGATGTGCTTCTTGGGAAAATAAAAACATACATAAAGAAATGATGATGGAATAATTACGAACTAATTATGAAACTAAACCTTGGTTGTGGAAAAGATTATATCAAAGGCTTTATTAATATTGATACAATAAAGGGCTTTAAGGCTGATTTGTATCACGATTTGAGATATCCTCTTCCGTATAGTAGCGAAACAGTTACATATATTAAGGCAAAAGATATTTTTGAACACTTTAATAAATATGAAGCTGAAATAGTCTTTCGTGGATGGGTAAACCTTCTTTGTGAAGGAGGAATAATTGAAGTTACTGTTCCAGATATTGAAGTTATCATAAAAAATTTTAATGGTGATACTTTACTAAACCTTATATTTGGTGAACCTTTGTTTGCAGGTATTGATACAGGAAACTTTGGAATGCATAAATGGGGATACACGAAACAAACACTTAAAAAACTATTTGAAGATAATGACCTTGAAGTTTTAGAATTAGTAAATGTTGACGGGACAAACATTTTCTGCAAAGGAAGAAAGAAGGAGAGGAGGCAAGGATGATTTCAATTATAACATTGACTTATGGTGATAGAGCTGATGTTTTAAAGAACTGCATAGAATCTATTTTAAAGCATACTAAAGAGGAATTTGAGTATTTTATTGTAGATAACTGTTCAAGTCAGAGAACAAGAAATGTTATATCAGTATATTCAAGACTACCAGGGATAACATGGATATTACTAGATAAAAATGAAGGCACAAGTGCAAGAAATCATGCATTAAAAAGGGCAATCGGTAATATCATAGTCAATGTAGATGACGATGTAGTTGTATGTGAAAATTATATTCAGTCAATGATGAAATATCTTGATGATAAAACATCATTGGTAGGTCCGCAGGGTGCTTTGTATGATCCGAATGGCGAATTGGGGTTTTTTGGCACACAAGATGTTCCAGTTGGCTCATATGTTGATTTTGTAACAAGCTGGATATGCCTTTATCGTATGGGTGAGTGGCAATATGATCCGAATCTTTTTTCGTTACGTGATGAATCAGATTTGCAACTCCAAATGAAAGAAAAAGGTTGGAGATTAAGAAAATCAGAATGTGCAGCATTTCATAATTGTATTAGAAATTATGAATTAGGCAAACAAACGTTTAATAAAGATAATGAATACTTTGTAAATAAATGGAAAGAGAAGAAGGATAAAATTAGATGGGAAAGCCATCAATAGCTTCCTGTATTTGTTCTATAGATGGTCTTTGTATTAACTGAATTATGTTTTTATGGAATCTATCAAATTTGAAATTATCACCATAATCAACTACTATCATTGGTATTCCTGTATAGAAAGCAAGACAAGTTACAGCAGAATGTATTCCTACATATAATTTTGCACTACAAATTGTTTTTAGCACCTCAATCCAAGGCATACCTAACATTGGTGTGCTTCCAGGTATTATGCGTTCTTCTCTACCACCTATGCTTATCACTGGATATGGAAAATAACAATGGAATAAACTATCAACTCTTTTTATAGATGATATAGAATCTGGTTGAACTACTATTATATTTTTGCCATTGTGATGTCTATACTCTGATGGCAAATATGTCTCTTCTTCTTTAACTTTCCACTCTGGTTCAAACTCAAATGTTGATTTGTAGTTGTCAACTACTTTATCATAATTCTTATAATCATACTTTTTACTATATTTTTCAAAGAAGTCCTTTCGTGAGTTTATGTCAGTAGGAAATCCATCATCGTATATATCAAGTTTATCTATCTTATATATCATTTTAAGACATTCCGCAACGTGTTTTTCATAAGTTCCGGTTACCCAATCAATTGCATATCCTTCATTTTTGAGTTTGTTAAAAACTGGGATCATATGCCAACAATCGCCTACTCTAAGGCCACCTAAAATAACTAATGTTTTCATTTTCCCTGCTGGATTTCCTTTTCAAATTCAGATTTCATTCTATCTATTTCTTTTTTTATCTTAAGTTCGTATGCTTTCTTTCTAAATCCATCAGTGAGATCTTGAGTTCTCAAAGGATTATCTATTGTATATGCTTTTGTATATAATTCTATTGCAGAGTCAAAATCATTTTCTATTTCTGCTATTTCGGCAAGTCCTGCATACGAAAGAAATGCTTTTGGCTCACGCTTAAGACTTTCATGGAAAAACTTTTTTGCCTCGTCATATCTACCAATATGTTTCATATGAACAGCAACAGAGTGATATGGATAAAAATTATTAGGCTCAAGTTCTATCTGCTTTAAGCAAAGCTTGTAGTAGTAGTCAAACTTCTTCTCTAAGTATTCTTTAGGGTTTAAGTAACCAAAATGCAAGAACGGCACAGATGAAAATGCAACATTTATTTGTCTTCCTAAATTTAAATCTCTTAAAGATTTGTCAATTTCTTCATGGACTAACCCTGTATATTTTACTCCACTATGCCTTCTAAACATTCTTATAGATTGAGAGTGAAACCACTTGGCATTCTTAGTAGTTCTAGGATCTTCAAGAAAATTTCTGACAGGGAATATATATGCATCTACTTCGCCAGCACATGCCATATACCATAATTTTAATAAGTCGTCAGGTTCTACCAATTCATCAGCATCAAGACGAATAATCCATTCTTTTGTACTATTTTGAATGCATAGGTTTCTTACATATGAAAAATCATGTTTCCATTCTGTTTTAATAATATTGGCTCCATAAGACTTACATATTTCAATTGTGTTATCCGTAGAACCTGTATCTACAACAACTATTTCATCAACTATTTTTCTAAATAGAGATAATAGTGGACCTATTTGGGATTCATTATTCTTTGTAACAATATTCAGTGATATAGATACACGATCAGCCCATTTATGCAGTATTATACCTCTTTCGTCTTTTATATGTAGGGCATAGTCCTCTGGATCAAGTTTTTCTTTATTATACAGTTTTTTATAATATTCTTCCCAACTCCCAAGTGCAAGAGGAGACACTCCTTTTTCACGATATAAATTTGCATAAAAGTCATATTTCTTTTCTCTTACATTACGATCTAAATTTCCGAAATGCCTTATTCTACAGAGTGGCATATGCGTATTAAATAATGAAAACCAAGGCACACATCCACTTAAATTAGTATTATCTGTTGAAATAGGTTCAATCTCTTGCCCCTCAAGGTTTTTAAACATTCTCTCCTGTAAAAAGTTTCCCCAAAGTCCATCAGCACGCCATTGATTTTCTGAGTCCCAATGGTGTAGAAGCGGGAATATATAACAAAGAGTCTGGGGATCCTGAGGATTGAGCAAACTATCTATTATTTCATATATATTTGGCTCTTCAAAAATCTCGTCATGATCAAGACTGCAAATCCATTCTGGATCAAATTTTTTTGCCTCTCTAAGTATAAAATTTCTATCTCTTACTTCGTTGTGATCTTTATATGGGGAATTTATAATCTTTACTTTTGAGTATTTTTTGCATTCATTAACTGTCCCGTCTGTGCTATTGTCATTAAAAACAATAATTTTGCTCATCTGTTTAACTCTGCTGAACTGTCTTAATGTATAACGGATATACGGCATACCGTTTTTTACTCTTATCATGCCTACCAACTTACAACGATACTTTATCATTTTTAGCCTCCATATTTAAATTCCATAGTATTTTCTAACTCCTTCATATTTGGGTAATCCTGTAAAGAAGTATCTTATCAAAGTTTTTAGATTAAATAAACCTAAAATATATGCTCTTCTACAAAAATATTTTTTATGAAAATTATCCCTTATTTTATCGTTTTTATAAATTATACCTAGCGTTTTTATAAGGATAGGCATTTCCATATTATTTATTTGACATATATGTGAAAGAATAAGTTCAAAATGACTACATACCCATTCACGCTCTTCTATTATCAAATTTTCTTTCCAATTAAATATAATGCATATTCTTAACACGATAAAAATTATGCCTCCAAATATTATTATATTCATTTAACCCCCTTTTATATAAAAAACTTCCATTCCTATAGTAGCACCATCTCCATTTCCATAGCCATATTCTCCAAAACCATCCCCGTAACCATTTCCATATTCAGCGCCATATCCATATCCATCTCCATATCCATCTCCAAATCTATCTCCATATCTGTAACCATAACCATCTCCGTACCCGTACCCATCTCCATCTCCACTTCCACTTAAAACAGCATTTCTAAAATATAAACATAATTCTATTCCTATAACTGAACCATCACCAGATCCATCTCCATATCCACCAGCTCCATATCCATATCCATATCTATCTCCATATCCATATCCATATCTATCTCCATATCCATCTCCATATCTATATCCACTTCCATCTCCATCTCCATCTCCATCTCCATCTCCATAACTATATCCCTCTCCATTTCCATAACTAATAGAAAATTTTAAGTATATATAATCCTTTCTCATATTTCTGTTCCTATATCTGAACCATTACCAGATCCATCTCCATCTCCATATCCATACCCATATCCATACCCATATCCATTACCATTACCATAATTATACCCATCTCCATACCCGTCTCCATTATCATTCACATATCCAAAACCATCTCCACACCTATATCCTTATCCGTCTCCATTTCCATATCCGTTCCCATAATCATATCTATAACCATCTCCACCTTCATAACTATACCCACTACCGTATTTATTTTCAATAGAATATTTAAAGTGTGTATAATTTTTTTTCATATTTTCGTTCCTATATCTGAACCATCTCCAAATCCATTTCCATAGCCATCTCCATTTCCATATCCGCAACCATTTCCATAGCCATCTCCATATCTATATCCACTTCCATCTCCATTTCCATCTCCATCTCCATCTCCATAACTATATCCATCTCCATTTCCATAACTAATAGAAATAGAAAATTTTAAGTATATATAATCCTTTCTCATACTTCTATTCCTATATTAGCACCATTTCCAAAATCATCTCCATGTCCATATCCATTTCCTTTACCATCTCCATAGCTATGTCCGTCACCATATCCATAATTATACCCATCTCCATGCCCCTTCCCATTACCATCTCCATAACCATCTCCATAACCATTTTCTATACATTGTTTTAAACAATTATAATCCTTTCTCATACTTCTATAGTAACACCTTCCCCATTTCCATTTCCGTACCTATATCCATACCTATATCTATCCGTATTAACGTGTTCCATAACTATTTTCCTATTTTCAATAATCCTTTTAACTTAGGTATATGAATAATACAGGATTCAAGTTCACCTAAAGCAAAGAGTATTTCTTTATCTTTACTTTCAGCAGTCACTAGCTTATGTTCTGTGTCTACTTTGTTAACTTTTATAACCTTGTCCGTACCCAATAACTTATAGTACTCCCCTTTAACTAACATATTCCTTCCATCCTTTCTTGGAACACGCAATAGTTGCAATAACATTAGTCCAAGCAAACTGGACTACACCATTGCAAGGTTCCAGTATAGTTTCTTTTGTAGGACCATCTTGGGCTAGTTCCCCTAATCCTTTTGTTGTACCCCACTTCCTTATTACATAAGCATTCTCTAAAGTACAATCTCCTGTACTACCATCCTTCTTAAAATTTCCTACCATCACCCATCCTCTGTCCAAAATACAAATTCTTAGATCCATCTCTACTACCTCCTTTAAAATAGTTTCTACTACTATTGCTCCTTAAAACCAACACTTAAATACTACTACGTCTTTAGATTTTTTATTTGTATTAGTATCCCCCATGGTGGTTTGTTACTTAAGTTTCCTTGTGAACTGCATACCCACAATACTTCATAAGGTGGACGTTCTTTAGGATAAGTACAATATAAATCCGTAAAGTAGATTAATAAATCATGTTTCAAATTATGCTTTTCTATATATTCAAGGACAGGTTCATAAGCTGTACCTCCTCTACCTTTGAACTTTGCGCCTATCTTTGAATATGGTTTCAATTTATATATCTTCTGTATTTCTGCATCGCACTCTATTACTGTAGTCTCGTTCTTGTAACAAGCCATGATACTTTTTATTTCAGATATAAACTCTATAAAATCTCTACTTCTTATTGAACCTGAAGTATCTATTGCTAAAACACATTTCAGTATCCTTACTGGCAAATGGCCTTTTTGATTTTCTCCAAACCTTCTACTTATTCTTTTCCAAGAATGTTTACTTGCTGCTTTAACACTGTTCCCTACAAACATTCTCAATAACTGTTTCCAACTTATCGTAGGTGGTTTGAGCCATTCTTTTATTGCTTCCTCAACATTACCTGGAACATATCCTCTATTCTTTTGAGTTTCTTCATAAGCTTGCTTTATAGCTTGTTTAATTATTTCCTTCTTTAATTCATTACTAACACCATTACTCATTTCCTCCCACCCTTTATGAGAATCAACAACTTTCTTCTTCCCATTAGGTGTTCCAATTTCAATTTCAAAATCTCCCTGCCCTTTTCCTTGTCCATTATCACTTAGTGCCTCTTGTGGACAACATATAGGTTTTATTGTTATTTTGTACTGTTTAATATTCCTTTTCAAGAGTTCGTAATAAAATTCAGCGTGTTTGTCTTCTGGAAAATTAAACTGTTCAGGAAATACCGCCCACTTAGGTAATCCTTGTATCATCTGATTAATCGCCATATCACAGCTGATATTCCATACCGTTTGTGATTTATCTTTACATCTTAACGGATGTTCAAAAACTAAGTGGAGGCATTCGTGTTCCATTATTGCTATTAGTTCTTTCAAAGTAATCAATTCAACAATCTTTGGATTTATTATAAGCAAAATCTTCCCTTTATCTACTGTTACACCTACAGACATACAGTTTTCGTCTTCTATCCTTATCATCTGTAGTAACAGACTCGTATAGAAGACCTTGCTTTGTTCCCTTAACATGTCCACTATTGCAGCTTCAACTTTACTTATTGCTCCCATTCGACCATCTCCTTATTTTAAACTATCTTCCTTGGCAGCTTTCTGTACTTGGTTGATTATTGAAGCCATCTCTTCTACGAGTTTTGTTTTACTCAATTCAATTAGTATCGTTTCTGGTAAGTTACTAATGATCTCAACTTTCCATTCAGCTTTTGTATTTAACAAGTAATCATTCAGATTCTCTATCTCACTTTTCCTTAATTTACTTTTACTAATATAGTTAACCAAATCTCTTGCTGTGACCCAGTTCTCGTCGTTCCTTTGTTTACTAAGTTTTTCCTTTACTTTGTCATAATGTTCTAATATCTCTTTTCCTGTTACTGGCTTCTTGTATTCTTTGTCACAGAACTTTTGAAATGTTACTGCTGCTTCTTTTCCAACTAATCCTGCACTAACTTCGAACAATAGTTCATCTGGTACAACTTTTAATTCATTTGACAACAAGTGCCATGTACGAGGAAGTGGACTTGGTTCATTTTCTTTTGGTTGACATAAAAGATCTCTGTGTACGCTTATAAACTGAATTATCCTATCATCTAATTTCTTTTCATATGCAAACTTAAGCCATTCGTCTACATCATAATCAAGTTTAACTTTGATACATCTACTTATCATTGCGGGGTCAAGATCCGAAACATGATACATCGAATCACTTGGATTGATACATAAAACAATTATTGTTTTTGCAGGTAATTTGTGTGTATGGATTTTATTTTCTGTCAGCGCTTGGAATATTGCTTGTTGTACGTCTATTGGAGCTCGGTTCAGTTCCTCTAACGCTAAAACTAATTTAGCGTTTTCTTCAGGCATCCATGAAGGTCTGCTCCAAATAGTTACTCCATCAACAACTCTTGGCATTCCTATTAAGTCGCCTGGTTCTTGTTGCGCTAACCTCAAATCGACGTACGTGTACCTTAATTCCTCAGCGACCTGTTGTACCACTTGACTTTTTCCGATTCCCATTTCACCTTCAATGATAATTGGTGCAGGTTTATCCAACCTAGTGTGAGACTTAATCAACTCTTTTAATTCATGGATCTTCATATGTCTCCTTCTTTTGTATCAAGTATTTCCTTTGGGATATTCTTTTACCCAATCCTCCTTGTTACAAAAACATTCTTTTTGCTCATATTCTTTCCACCACTTTCTAAATTTCTCTGCCATTTCCTGGTATTTTTTACCTAGGTCTACTTGATTTGACTGAAATGTCTTTTGTCCATAGTGCCATATGAATGTTGATCTATCAACAACCATTTTCCAGCCTTTATAGAGTGCCTTTAGGCACACAATATTATCCTCATACATTGTAAATCCATCTGGAAATGGGAGACACTCTTCAAAACACTGTTTTTTAAACAACATACAAAGTCCAACAAGAACCCCTTCTCTTGTCATGCTTCCTACCATTTTTCTTCTCCACTCATCAGAAAATTTATTGAATTCCTGGAGTTCCATAAATGGAATACCAATTCTATATCCTTGTTCGCCCCCAGCACAATTTGATACTGGTCCTACGATTCCTATCCTTTCATCTTTTAATGAACATTTTATCATTGAATCGAGCCATCCCTGTCCTACTAGTGTATCATTATTCAAAATACATATATAATCGTATTTTATGTTGTGTTCCTTTATGTATTTAAAGGCTTCATTATGCCCGCTTGAAAAACCAACATTCCTTGGCAAATGAATGACAGTTGCTCTTGGAAAATTATTGACAAACCAGTTTAAATATTGTTCTGTTCCATCGGTGCTTCCATTGTTGACAATTATGATCTCAAAATTGTAGTCTGTATTTTTGTATAGTGAATCTAACATCCATATTGTGTATGGAAGCGCATTCCAACATATAGTTGTTATAATAGTTTTCATATTTGCTCTCCTTAATGATGTGTTTCTGGCTTACTTTTATGTGTTCTTAAACTATCATTCATTAATCCTATTGTAGAACTAAGTGAACTTGCAATTTTTAGCATTGTTTCAGCTTTCCTTTTCATATACGCTGTATAAATTTTCATTATTTGAATAATTATTACAAAAAATATAAGAATTGGTAATAAGATACCTGTTATTATACCAGCTCCTATAACCACGTATTTTAAATATAAACTTACCATAACATCCTCCTTTTATTTATTCTAATTCAACTGTCCAAGTTTTTTTAAAATGTTTCTGAAAAGATACACAAACAAATACGCCTGAAATTCTTTTTCTTCATTAAAACACTTGCAGTCTGCAATATATTTTACAAGATGATGCGTTTCATGGGCAACAGTTTCAACTAAATCCCACTTTTTTGTTGTTGCTTCTAACCACAACAGTGACTGTTGCCCTTCAAAGAGAATACAAAAGCCTCTATTACATTTTGTTGTCTCATCAATAATGGTATCTTTTCTTGACTGTATAAAATCGTATGCAATACCTTTCTCTTTGCACCAATTTATAATCTCGAGGTAGCCAACTCCCAAGCATACAATTGTTTCATTTGTCAATATTCCCCAGTCCTGGATAAAAATTTTGTTTTTCATGTGCATATCATTTCTTTATTTTATTGATTGGCAGTTTTTTTGTTATATCTTTAATTTCTTGATCACTAGTTAATGGGTTTATTATACTACCAGAAAAATCATTTACTTCAATTGGTTTGCTTTTCATATTGAGAAAAGTTAGTATAATAATTGTTAATACAACTACAACTAGTGCTGGAAGTGTTAATTTTATTTCCATAAAAATCCTCCTTTGCATAGCATTTGTATTTGGTTATATAATTCTTCCTCATACTTTTTCTCTATCATATTCTGATTCATTTTTTTTGAACTAATTTGTTTCTTAATTAATACAGGATTTAGCGTTCTATCATCCAAAAATACATGATATAGTGGTTTTTGGCTTGTGCATGGCGGATTAAATTTGTTTGTATTTATTCCATCGCAAGGAATTCTATTTTTGCGTAGAAAATCCCTTAATTTAGGTGTTTCTACTCTTGTAGTCCATATTAAAATTTTCCACCCCTCATTTTTTAGTCTACGCATAATCTTTATAACTGGAATAATAGGTTTTCCAAATTTTTCATGCCCTTTCCACCCACTGAACGTTACTATTACTCCATCAAAATCAAATACAGCGGTTTTATATTTAGGCATTAATCCCTCCTTTCATATTTTCGATTACAATATTATAATCGGGTTGTCTTTCATTTTGTTTTCTATTATTTGTAAATATAGTAATTCTGTATGGTGTATTTTCTATTATTAATTTTCCAGTGAGATATTTTACTCCTTTTGCAGATGTTTTAAGCCACAAACAACCATTTGTTTTATTTTTATTATTCATGTTGCCTCTTTTCATAAAGTAAACATCTTAAAATGTCTATATAATTTTGAAGATCATTAATAGTATCATCAATTGACTCATTTTTAGGATGTGATCCTTTATTAAGTAAATTGGTTAAACGATCTATTTTCATTATAATGTAAAGTAATGCAATACCTTCTGGTTTACTTACATCAATATGTATTTTATCACAAATAAATGACACTCTCTTGAAGTTTGATAAACAGTCTTCGGTAGTAGCATAATCATAAGACTTACGATCAAAAATAGCAAAACGTTTAGAAAAACTATTTTTAACAATTTCATTAAATAGTACCTGCTCCATTGATTCCCCCTTTCTTATATAATTTTTCTTTTATTTTCTTATTGCAATTAGGGCATATAGTAGCATAATATAAAAAACCATCTTTATACAGAAAATCATCTCTGTTTTCAATTCTTATTGCAAACTTTTCTTTAAATTTAATATTACAATGCGGACACTTCATTTAAAATATTCCTCCTAACTCTTTCGTTAATTCTCCATCCAAACCAAATTATCCATCTACTAGCTAAATGCATAGCATCTCTTTTTGACATTTTTTCAAATTTAATCAAATGATTTACAAGCCAATCTTCGAAGTCTCTTTTTTGTTGCTTTGTCCATGAATGCTTTAATTGCCAGTGTTTAGGCATTTTATCATTGTTTTTAAAAAGAGGATCAAAGAAAGAGAATGGGATATTAATAATACTACATTGTTTCTTAAAAATTTCCTTAAATCTGTTTTTACTTAAAGTTTGCATAACTACCTCCTATTTGCCAAGTTGTCCTGTTTCCTTTAACCATCCATATCTTGCTATAAGGAGTGCATCCCCATCACAAGATCCAATATTTATGTGTGGATATAGTCTTTTTGCTACCTCCTTTCCAGCAGACTTTAACTCAGGTCCAGATAACCCATGGGGGAGCATATATTTCTGCCACTCTTTGCTATCTAAATACTCATAAGAATAACCTAATTGTTCTACTACAATAAGTGTTGCCTCAAGACAACGTATAGCCGATACTGTAGCTTTAAATCTTGCTGGATTAACCATAGGTCGTTCGATAAAGACTTTTGAATTTAAATTTTTGCTTAATATATTTTTTAACTTTGTTGTATCCACTCTATGAATCCATTGTTTCATTTTTGTGTAATTTAATTCCTTTTTTACTGGAATTGGATAGAACTCTACGGTTTGTTCATCTAAAATTGCAATTGCTCCTGTAACACCATTGTCAATCCCTACTATTTTCATTAAAATCTTACCCCTGCCTTTATACCAAATTTTGTTTCTGTATTTCCCCACAAAATACCTACTCCTACAAATACGTTCTTAAATATACTTCTCTGGTATTCTATAGCATATACGTTTTTCCAAAAATATCCACCAGAAACCAGATTTTTCCTTTCTTTTTCTGTAACTCGATTTACAATTGCATTTGTTGTGCTAACAACAGAGATCTCTTTCATTCCATCTATAATTTTATTTAATCGCTCAATTTCTATACCATATTTATCTGATATTTCTTTTTTTTCTTGATCTGTCAAATGGATATATTTAACAGTAGTTGATGTAGATCCAGCAATAACTGGCATTGAATTCTTAATATCAATATACTCACTGTTTAGCAAATCATATTTTCCTTTTAATATATGATACTGTTTTTCCTCATAAACTACCATACAAACCAAAATTACAATTAATACAATTGATACAATTTTAACTTTCATTCTTTCCTCCTTTATATAATAACATCTTTTTTAACCTTCTAATCGAACGTTTTATGTGCATTCTTACACTACTCTGACTTATTCCAAGTTCGTCTCCTATTTTCTTAAGTGATAACCCTTCAAAAAAATGCATGCGAAGACATTGAATTTGTTTTTCTGACAAGTATTTAGATGCTTTTACAACTGACTTAAGCAACTTCTCAGATTTTTCAGAATATTTCCAGATATTTCCCGTATCATCAAAACGCATATCCATATAATACGGATCCGAAGGAACTTCGTTATATGATATACGTTTTTTAATCTCAATTCCATTATCCTTAAGAAACTTATCTGTGTGTTTTTCAATATTATTCATAATAGATTTATTTTTTTTATTCATCAAAAAAAATGTCCTTGTCTAATTTCACATTCAAGTCTTTCTTTTATCTCTTTGCAATATTTTTCAGATATTTCTATTCCAACCCATTTTCTTTTCAATCTTTCGCAGGACAGGGCTGTTGTTCCTGATCCTATAAAGCAGTCGAGAATTACATCAGACTCGTCTACAGAGCATCTTTTTAGCAACTTTGTCCAAAAATTTATTGGTTTTGGACAAGGATGCAGGATACATTTAGGAGGTGTTTCCTCATATGCTATGACATCAGATACACATCCCATACGCTTCTCTAAATATGGATCAGGACCATATACAAGTATTGGCTGGAAACAATTAAACCCCCATTTTGAATAATTTGCTCCACCTTTATACACCCAAATTAGCATCCAGTCTGATTTAGGGTATTTTTTAATATTATTTATCCCAGGAGTCAGTGCTATGCGTTTAGATATTTTTAATAATAATGGCATAATCCAGTTTATTAATGAATCTAGATTTTTTTCATTATCATCATAATTATCATATTCAAGATTTATGCCGTAAGGTGGATCTGTTAATGTCAAGTCAAATGTATTTTCTTCAAACATAGGCAAAATCTCTTTGCAATCTGCATTATATAGGACACCATTATTTGTTTCATAATATGGCTTAATTTTAATAATTGTTTTAATTTTTTCTATGTTCATTATTCAGATGGTTCATCATCCGTATGCATTACAAACCGCATCGGCTTTACTAAAAATTCAGTCTCTATTTCTATATCAGAAGGTCCATTTCTTTGTTTTCCAATAATGATTGATGTAGAATATGAAACAATGCGTTTCATTTCAGGACTGTAGATATCTGGCTCGTAGTTTATTTTATGTCTATGCAAAAGAAGAACAAGATCAGCAGCTATTTCAATTCCACCAGATTCTTTCAAATCAGACAACTTAGGTTTTTCTCTATCGCTTTTGTCAAATTGTCTCGAAAACTGCGACAAAATTACAACCCCACAGTTGCAGTCACCAGCCATTTCTTTCAAATTATTACATATTTCGGCAATTTCCCTATCAGGTCTATCTTTTCCTTTTATCTTCATTTGTTGTAAGTAGTCTACAAATACAAAGTCAGCTTTTTCCTTTTCTGTTTCATTTCTTATTATATCATATGTAAGACCAGGCTTGAAATATATGTGCAACGGAATCCCACGAACTTTATCTGTCATTTCTAATACACTCTGTTTTTCTTCATCTGATATAATACCTTTTCTAACTACATTAAAATAATTAAGGTTCAATTCTGAGCAAATTATTCTATTTCTTATTTCTTTTTCTGGCATTTCTGTTGTAAAGTATAGGATTTTAAGCGATCTAGATGCAAGAGCATATGCTATCTGTGTTGCGAGACTAGTTTTCCCAATAGATGACTTTGACCCTATGACAGTGATTGACTTTTTTTCAATACCACCAGTTGCTCTATCTAAGTCTCTTATTGTAGTTGTATATGGAACACCATTTAAATATAATGCTCTTCTATCTTCGATATCCTTTATGAAATCCTGCAATCCTTCTCCGAACCTATAGATATTTTCAGATTTTACTGAATTACACACTTTATCAATTTGTGATTTAAATTCTTCTATTATTATATCAGAAAAATGTTCTTCTTTGCAACTATTATACAACTGATATGATAGTTTTTGAATCATTCTTGCTTTCCATTTTTCCATTAAAATTTGCAAGTATGACTCAAAAATCGCCACTGACTGTATTGAATTTACAACATCAAATAAATATGATGGTCCTATGTAATCGTATCTGCCCATCTCTTTTAATTTATTAGCTACAGTTAACTGATCTATATCCTTTTTTTCTTCTGCTAATTTGTCAAAGGATTTGAAAATAATCCTATTTTTATCACTGTAAAAATAAAACTCATTTATAAATCTTTTTGCTTTGACAAACAAACTTTGATCTACAAGGATACATCCAATTATACCCACTTCCGCTTCTAACGAAAATGGTGGCTGTTCTAAAAACCGATCCTTTGGTGAAGGCAAACTTTTCATTCAAATTGAAATAATTACTCCCTAATATACTCATTTGAAACATTTGAATTAATTTCATTGGACTGATTTATATCTTGCCAGTAGTATTGATACGAATTAAGCAAATTTTTTAGATTCCATCTTTTCCCATACTTTTGTTCCATCCAGAAACACACTCTTATTGCTGTTTCTAATCCTATCTTTTTGATAATGTTGCTTGCAATTCTTGTATATTGACTAAAATACGCTCTATCCCAATCAGGTTGTTTGTCAAATCCTTTCATCTTTTTGTAATGTTCTATTAATATTTGATGTGGTAGGAGTTTATTTACAAATTTATCGCAAATTTCATCAACAATTTTGATTATTTCTGGATCTGTAATTCTATTTTCCATAATCTTTCTTAAGTTTGACTCAAATACAGGGTTAAGACCTATTGTGCCATTGTCATCCTTGCAAAAATAACTTAAAAGTACTTGATCTTTTTTATTAAGCCACTCTGCTATGTCAATTCTCAATAGTGTAGCAATTTCCGTATCAGAAATAGGTTCAGAATTGGTTTTTATTAGTTTGCCTCTAACTGGGCTAAAGCAACAATAACAGGCTAATAAAAATCTAATTTTGTCTATTTCCATATGGTCTCCAATTATATTCGTGTAAGTTGTTTTTGTTTATTATTGTAAATAGGAGACAGTTTACCAATATCTTCTTTTGACATTTTGCTGTCAGCTAATCTTTTTGCTATATCTCGAAGCTCGTTCAGTGTTTTGCACTTTTCTATTTCATTTTCCCATTTTGTTAATATATCTTCATTTGTACTTGACTCAATTTGTCTTTGCTTTTGTATCGCTTGTTCAAAAAAATCATCTGTATTTTTTGGTTTTTCATCTGTTTTAACTGGTGACTCTACATTTTCTGATTCTATTTTTTCTAGTGGAATAATGTCCTCTGGTACTTCTTTTTCCTCTTCTGTAGGAACTGGGATTAGTCGTTTAGATTCATTTCTTTTTTTAATTATGTCAATAAGACTTTCGCTGATTACCATTGACATAATTGGAAGTTTACGAGTCCCAGTTTTAGTTTCATTGTTTTCTATATACTTATATGGAATATCTTGAAGTTGAACAATTAATTTGCAGTATATTTCTGAAATCATTCTTTGTGAAAGTTGTGAGTATGCCATAACCATATATATTGCTCCATTTAAGTTTCTAATGGAATTATACGACCCAGTATCAATTTGCCAAATTCCACCTCCAGATACATATGGTAGCATAAATTTTAAGTTTCCAACTTTTTTGCATTTGCCATTTTTCATATACTCACAGTTTACACACGCTCCTTTTTTCTCTGCCCATTGACCTATTTTCTCATCTAACGCCAATGCATCTTCACCATTGCCTCTACAAATAAGTATACCGCTCTGTCCTCTTTTAGCATATCGTTTCCACCACTGCGGAAAAATATCATCGATAGTATTGAATGGCAGTATAATATCGAGAGACTTTGGTTTATCTCCATAAACTTTATGAAAAGCTTCGTTTGACTCCTTACTTGTGCTACTATCTTCCTTCACATAAAAATAATCTACAGGCTCTGGGTAACCTTTTCCAGTCTGAATTCCCAAATGAATTTTCCCAATTCTAGGGAACGACGGTTTATCCGTAAGTCCTTTGATGCTCATAATACACCTCCTATTTTTAATTTTGTTGCTTCCTTGATATATTCTACTTTTTCTTTTATAGTCATATTTTCCAATTCATTCCATAATCGCAAGTAGAAATGCCCATATAATTTGCTATTAATATCTCTACATTTTCCGTGAATAAATCCCACAGGAATAGAATGATTTATGCAATATCTATGTAACTCACTATAATCTCTCGATATAATATGATATCTATCGTTAATAAGCACTTTTTTCATTTTCTTGCCAAAAATCTCATCGGCATAACTACGCAGATGTAGTTTTTCCTTCCAACTGGCCTTACTATTACGGCATCAATCGACCCGTTTAGTTCGAATATTATATTTTCTTCATCTATATTTTTTAATATATCTATTATGTATTTGAAATTGAATGCAGTCTCTATATTCTGACCTTCGGATTTTATTTCTATTTCAACATCTCCACTTCCTATCCCTTGACTTACAGCAGAAAGTTTAAGGCCTGTCTTACCGAATGAATATTTTATTGCACCAGACTTGTCTGCTGCGAAAAGAGACATCTGTTTTGTGGCAGAAAGTAAACTCTGTCTATTCACTTCAATATGTATCTGGTTTTTTTTAGGTATAACCTGCTCATAGTTCGGGAATGTGCCATCTATAAGTCTTGAGACAATTGTTATATCATTTAATTGAAAAGCTATTTGATTTTCATTTATGCTGAATTTAATTGTCTTACCTTTAACAGGCTCAATAAGTGAGATTATTTTTATAACCTCATTTATTGTCTTTGTAGGAACAATTCCTTTGGAAATTATATTGGTTTCTTTTGTTTCTGAAATAGCATTGTTAAAAATATATGCAAGTCTTCTACCATCAGTTGCAACCATCTTTAATTGTTTTTCTTCTATAATAAAGTAAACGCCATTTAGACTGTATCTTGTTTCTTCAGTTGAAACTGCAAATATAGTTTTCTTTATCATTTCGCTCATCAGTTCCATATCTATTGTAAATGCACCTTTCTCAGAAAATTCTGGCAGTGCAGGATAATCTTCAACAGATGTTCCCATAAGTACAAAATGTGATTTTCCTGACTTTATATCAACGTGTGATTCTTTATCAACTTTTATCTCTATTTTGTCATCTTTACTTAATTCTCCTATCAAACTACCAAAACGTTTTGCTGGTATTGTACATCCACCACCTTCTATTATTTTTGCATCAATATAGCATTTTAAGCCTATCTCAAGGTCCGTAGACACCATTTTAATTTTACCAGCAGATCTTGAGCCGGCTTTTGTTTCCGTTTCAATAAGAAAATTACCCAGTATGGGTAGTGTTGCTTTTGATGAAACTGCTGTTTCTATAATCCTTATACCTTTAAGAAGATTTTCTTTTTCGCATACTATATGCATTTTTTCCTCCAGTATCAAAAAAAATTAGCCCTATCCTTTTTAATTTCTGGTATTTTTACATCTTTATTTTCAAGTAATAGGCTTTTTGCCTTTTCAATAAGTTCTTGTTCATATATTTGTCCACATATATCTATAACATCACAGTACCTGCATATCCACTGCTCTGATGCTAGTGGTTTTGGTGGTATAACGTGTTCTGCTAATGCTTTTTTTAATACCTGTACTCTTGGTCGTAGAAAGTCTTCTATAGCATTTATTTCCCATACAGGAGCTTTGATTTTTCTACACTCTTTCATAGATAAATACTGCACTTCAAGAACTTTTATATCATATTCTGGATAAACTAGCCATCTATATCCATTTAACTGTTGGATATGATGTGGAAAAGGCGAGTCAAATATAGGTGGTTTTTCGCAAGTTTTATAATCTCTTATCAACATAAATTTCGGCTTCAGTAGATCTGGCTGACCACTTATTTTTTCTCCATCAATCTCTTTCCAAAACCGTTTTTCACAAATGCCATCGAAATTACCCTTTTCTACAATAGCATGGGCAATCTTGCCTCTAAATGACCAATACATATGTTCAATGTTGCCATAGAAATCATAGTTTTTTTCTAAATAAACTTTACGTGGACATGTCAGTAAAGACGTAATACTTATCCCTTCCCTCTCTTCAAGATAGCTTTTAAGAATTTCCCTTACCAGTGTTTCAGAAAATGGGCATGGATTGATAAGATACTTGCTACATTTATAACATTTATAAAAACTTACTTTTCCTCTATATTGACAATCAATTCCTACAATCATATAATTGCTTTAATATAGTAATTTGTCCTCAAACTTTAGTATATCCACGCCTTTCAAATCACAACCTCTGACGTCAAGCGAACCGTCATATTTTTTTGGTAACTGGGGCATTACGTGCCGTAAAAAAGCATTGAAATTGGGGAATTTCTGTTTCAACATTTCTTTACAGTATTTCTCTGTATATGATTTTTTTTCATCTTCTTCACACAATATCACCATCTGGTCTATAGTGTCCCTCCCCCCACACGCTCAAGTCAAGTCCCAGTGCTTTTTCCGTATTCCCGTGCGATGTCAAGTCCCATACTTTGATTTCCCCTGTTTTCGGGTTATAAAAAAAACTTGCAAATTCACACATCTTTGCCTCCCTTCCCTACTTATTTAATTTCACTGCCAGATGCACAGTGTTGTCATCAATCTTTTCTAAAAAATCAGAATAATCCATTAAATAAATATTATTAATTTCAAGCATATTTTTTATTGTCTTTCCATATTATTAATTTCATACTTAGTTTATATAATTATTCATCTCGTTAAATTTCGTCTTCACCGCTTCCAATTGTTTCTGGTTTCTTAATTGTAAGAATTATATCAAATATACATCTATCGTAATACATTGTTTCTGATGCAATTTTTTTGTCTGTCTCTGGTATATTTAGCGTTAGTTTAATTCCTCCTTCTTGACATGTAACTATCTTTCCAAAACTAGCTTGAAATCTCAATTGTTTTATATGATTTATCATTGTCTTCATCTATTATTTATATATTCCTTGAAAAGTCTGCTTGGTTTAAACATAATCTTATCAAATGTATAAGACATATTTTTCTTTGATTCGTATCGTGTAGTCTTTCTCAAATAAAATTTTCCTATAGACGGTAGATAAAATTCTCTTTTTGTTTTGAGGTATATGGGGAATATCTTAATAAATGTGCGAAGAACCGTATATGCTATTCGCCTACTATATCTTGAATAGATTGCTACATCTGTTAGAAATGCGCCTAATCTAATTCGTCTCCAAACAGGAAAGGATTTTTGTAATTGCAATTGCATATCTCTACTCGTAATTTACGTTATATATTAATTATAGCATATTAAAATTATTTTGTCAATACCATATGAAAATTTTCTTATCTCGTATTTTCATTTTCTAAATAAAAGAATATATTCGTGCTTGAAAATATAAAATCCACCAACTAAAGCCCTGTATCTCCATAGTTCTTTTTGATTCATTTTACCTTTTGTTTTTTCAAAATTTTTAACTATGATAGATTTTAACATGTATCCTCTTTTTAAAACCTCGTTCATAGTATAAAAACCCAAAGGTATCCATTCGCCTTTTGAATATTTATCTCCAATAACTACGGCAAAATATCTACCTTTGTCCAAAATATCATAAGTGTTATCAACAACCTTACCAAATGAATCCAAAAAGTCTTCTATGGTTTTTGCATTAGACAAATCTTTATTAAGATTACTAAATTTTATAATATTCCAATAAGGGGGGTGCATTATTAAAAACTGGATAGAGTTTATTCCTCTTGTTTCCAGTTCTTTTTTAAAGTCTAACTCTGTGCTGTCCGCATTTATCACTTCTGTTTTAACATCAAAACTGTTTTTTTCATTGGCAATATTTTTATTCGCCAATTCCACTGCTTCAGGAGATAATTCAACACCTAATCCATTTCTTCCTACCCGTTTACATTCAATTAATGTTGTCCCACTTCCTACAAAAGTATCTAAAACCCACTCGCCTTTTTTTGTATATCTTCTTAAAAACTGATTCGGGATTTGCGGAATAAAATTGCCCCAATAACCAGCATTATGCGCTCCAGACTTGTCTCTTTTATCCAAAATCCATAGGCTTTCTGTAAGAATATCATCATATTCTTTCCAGCGATTAAGGTTCAAATCATTTATACTGTTCTTAACTTCTGTTAGTTCTTTTTTCATTTTTTCAACGGTTAATATAATATTTTGCTCTTTCCAAAGTTTGAGCATCTGCTATAGTTATATATAACTAATTTTACCGTCAATGGATTTCTTAGGGTTAATCACACGCTGAGTTGGGGTTTTTTGGTCACGTCCCCTCAATCAAATATAAGTCCTATTAACCGAGCTGCTATGTCATTACAATCAGCAACATTATCAAGGTTATATTTCTTGCGATTGTCATATAAAAACATCGCTATATTTGTCTTATAACCTAAATATAGTCCTTCGTCTTTTGATAGAGTTGTTGCCATGAACTTTCTTGCTTCCTTGAATTTGTTACTATCTATCATAAATCCTCCTTTCGCCCATCTCATATTGAAGTCCTTGTTTTTTGATAGTAAGGACAAACAAGTTTATATATCTTTTCAGTAGATATAACATCTTCAATATTATGTTTCATTATATGTTTTAATGCTTTTTCGTGTCCCAAACTTGCCTGAAACCATATTTTGGGAGAGAGTTTATGCGCTTTAGCGGGAATACTGAAGAAATCACAAGCAACTTCTAATTTATTAGAATGTAATTTTAATCTATTCTTGACAATTTGCCAACAATCTGTATGCAGGACTTCTTTATATAGAGGAAAGTCCAGTCCATATAGAATAGCACGTGTTCGCAAGAATGGGATGTCAAATTTTTTGCCATAGTACGTTACTATCATATTGAACTTTCTTAGGTCGTAACAGCACTGTTTTATCAATCTCCTGTCAAAATTTCCATTTTTCATATCTTCTGGTGTAATTAATCCACTATAAATTCTTTGTCCGCCATTAAGTTTTTCTTCGTCTGCAACTTTGATGGCATAGGAAAAAACAAAACCATATGTTGCCTTTAGATTGCTTGTTTCAATGTCAAAAAATCCAATGTTATGAAGTTTAGGAATTGTTACCATTATTTCAATCCCCATTTCTTTTTAAGTTTTTCTACTGCCTCATGTGTTCCATAGTAAGTTCTACCATATGGCATTTCCAGTTTTTCTAAATTGTTTCTCTGTTTTTCTTTTTCCAGCAGGCGTCTCACTTGTCGTTGTTTAGCCTCCCCAGAAAACTCTAATACATTAACAATTTCTTTTACGGTAAAAATTTCATCTTTTCTTCTTTCTAAAAAACTTTTAACAAGAAACTGTATTGGAATTGATAAATTTTCTATTTTCATTTTTCCTCCTTTAAAGAAAATTTAATACATCCATCTATATTTGCTTTCCAGTTTTTTCGTGGATATAGTATACATCTGCTATAAACACCTTTTATAAAGTTTTGACACTGTTTACATTTGTAATTAGTGTTACGTCCGACGATAATAACCAATCGTCCGTCTTTGTCTTTCTCGTGTCTTAATTCTTCGTTCCACATATTTATTATTATAACATATTTATTTTATTTTGTCAAGGGGTAGTAAAAAATTTCCTGAGGAATACATTGTGGTTGCAGATGTTAAATAATGGACATTGAAAAATATTTTTTTCTACCTCTTGACAAACAAAAAAAAATAGTGTATAATTATTCTAAAATAGATCTTTCTTTTTTATATTCTATTTCCTATACAATGAATTACGACTGTGATTTGCGATATGTGGAACAGGGGTAGACTTAATCAGTTGATATGCTTATCGTAGTATTGTGCAACTGGCTGGGATTAAACTTCCCAGTGCTAACACAAGATAAGTTAAGGGTCGGAGTATGAAATACTACTCTGTATTGGCTTTGAAAGCCAGAAGGTTTTTGTGTTTCCCGAAGAACAAAAACACTGGGAACTATTCCTGAAAGTGACATATAATATCATAAAGTCCTTACGTTAAGAATACATAAGACGTAAATAGATATGATATTATATAAAAAGACTATGACTGTTATCTAAACCCTTAGGAAATAGAAGTTTTACTATTTTTGTAACTTACTAATGTTATTAAATTATTTAGTTTTCCTGGGGAAAAACACTGCGGTCGCAGATATAATATAATTTAAAAAAAATATACGCAGTGGGAAAAGCGAAAGAAGTTCTAGTAAAGGAACTAGATAAGTGTTAGTTGGCGATTTTGGCGATTAGTTGGCGATTTAACGCTTAGTATTGCTAACTTAGAGTCACACGTAAAGGTTGGTGTAATTACTTTCCTTTAATTTTATGATGAGCAAGATAACTTACTAAAATTGTCCTATCTAATGTTTTTTTAGGTTTTACCCACTCAAATAATGACTCTAATATAGAATCAACTGCCATATCCATACTTGAAATAAAATTTTTACTACATCTAAAACCACAGTCCTTGACTTTTTTCTTTATACTTTTTTTAACAATATACATTTTTTCCTTCTTTTTTTTATTGCTTTACAAATTTTTTTTAGCAACTTGTCATTACTTTCGTTCATTATTTTTCTGACTGACTGCAACATTTTTCCTCCTTTTTAATTGGTATCGGTATAATTTTTTTGTTATCTACATTCAAAATATCTCCTAAGTTTACATTTATACCACTTGTCATCAATACAACTTTTGACCTCTTTTCACCTGTCTTAATTACTTTTGCTACTAACGTCTCATCATACAATTTAATATTTACTAACATAGACACCTCCTATTTTTTCATTTTTTTAAAATATTTCAACCCAAATTCTGTTATTGCCCTACCTCTTGACAAATATTTTATGATACCAAGCGACACTAACTCTGGTTCATATATTTTTGTCAATGTTTGCTCGTCTATTCCTACCATAGATGCTAATGGTTTTAATCCTATGCACCCATTCTGACTTTCTACTATCACCTCTATAATTTTTCTTCCAACTTTATCTATTCCCAACTCATCTATGTCAAGAAGGTCAAATACTTGCATTAAAACTTGATGTGTAACTTTTGTTATGTTCCTAGATACAATAAAATTTTTCAATACTCTAATTAGATTATTTGCCTTCCTTGGGATCAGTGAAGATCTCTGCGCTATTTCATTCGCTAATTCATCTGGTAAATTAAGTTCAATTTTTTTACTTGTTTGCATCACTATACTAATAATATTTTCAATTGAATACGGATCAAGATTTAGCCTTAAATGAATCCTATCAAGCATAGGTTTTGCTATTTTCCCAATTTCTCCTGCAGATGTACCTATTAATGTAAATGGTTTTACTGTTATATCAAAATTTAATGTTCCGTAAGTACTTGGAAAATGTAATACTGTACCTGGTGACTCCATAGGAACATATAGCAACTCTGCAAGACTTTTCTTTAATGCATGTATTTCATCTATAAACACTATTGGAAACTGCTCTTTTTCAACTTCCTTAAAGATATTATAGATATCTATAGGTTTTTCTATTGATCCAGCTGTAATTGTAACTATAGCCCTCTTTGCCTCACTAGCTACTAGCCATGCGAGCGTTGTTTTTCCTTGCCCTGGAAGTCCTGCAAGCAGTATATGGTCTATTTGCCTATTTTGTTTAATTGCTGCCCTGACTGTGTCCTGTAATATAGTTTTTGTTCTCGTTTGTCCCTTAAACTCATCAAAATTAGCAGGCATCAACTCAGGCTTGACAATCTTTTTTAATTTACTAGTATGCTTACTGAATGCTTCGCCTATCGTTAGAGAATCTATTATTTTACTCAGTGAATTTTGCATTGGGATTTCCTCCATATATCAAAAAACTTTTCCCTATTTATACTTAAATGTGTATAAATTTGTGTTGTGTTCAATGACTCATGTCCTAATAGATCCTTTACCATTAGTATATCTGCCCCATTGTTAACTAACTTTGTTGCAAATGAATGCCTTAACATGTGTGGTGAAATAGACTTTCCTATGGATTTTAATGCATATTTCCTAAGAATTAGATTTATAGCCATCCTTGACAATTCAAATAATTTACCATGATTTTCTCTACTGTAGAACTTTCGCACCCTTAGTGTTTGGCAATACATCAACCTTTATACAAGAAAGAATGGGAAGGGGGGATTTTCTATCAATAACTTTCTTGGTAAGTTTTACTATTTTGACTAAGTCTTTTGAATTAAGTGTTAATTTCATGGTTTCCTTTTTAAATGTTACTATTTTGTTACTGCATTAATATTTTTCTTCTGCCAGGCAGACGACGTAACCTTTCTTCAGCCAGTACCGAGCATCTTCTTCTTGACGAAATCAAACCCTCCCTTTTTGTAATAACTTTTACAAGTTTGTCTTGTTCCGGGGGTTCAACTTTTTCTTTCGGTTCTAGGCTGCGCATATTTCATCACCTTCCTTTATGGTTTTCGTTTCAACCGACATTTTATTTATATCAATCCGTGCTCTCTGAAAGAGTAATACCCGTTATCAGCGATTACAATATGGTCAAGCAATTCTATGTCTATTGTTTCGAGCGCCGACTTTATTCTTTTTGTGATTTCTATGTCATGTTCGCTCGGCTTCTCGACCCCGGAAGAATGATTATGTGCCAGTATCAATCGCGTGGCATTCATCAGTAAAGCATTTTTGGCTACTTTCCTAGGATATACGGCCACCTGGTCTATATCGCCTTCGGACTCATATTGAAACGATATAACTACATTCGCCGAGTTGAGATAGATAGCTATGAGTTTTTCATGAACTTCATCTTTCATTTTGTTAAACCATTCATAGACGACTGAAGGCGTTTTGAATTCCAGGCTTTGAACCTTTTTGTATCTCTTGTAGATAATCCTTGATTCTCTTAAAATACAATGATTCTGCATTTGGCCTCCCTTTTATCAGTAAAAATAAAAGTACCAGACTTGTTCAACAGGCGCTTTCTACTAACACTTTTATTGTTTTGGGCACTTCAATCTCTTTTTCTTGCACTTCGTAGTTCTTGCAATCAACTTTAATTTTAATTGATGGAAATTGCCTATTGGAAAATTTGTAAAACTCTCTCAAGCAAGCCAACTTTTGTCTTATAGAAGATGGGTTTATGCCACTATTGAATAGATAGTTTATATACTTTTTAACAGCACTTAGCATAATCTTTCTATTTATAGACAGAAATTGCCTTAATGTAGTTAAGTAACTACTTATTGTATTCTCCGAGCAATTTTCCATCCTTTTAGATTTAATGAAACTCTTAATTTTGCTCATTTACTTGTGTCCCACCTCCTTTATAAACTTAATCATAAAACATATCTCCCTTTAAATGACACTCTTTTAGGCTTTACTTTAAGCCATGTTGATATTTCCTTTGACTCAGTCGGAAATTTTTCATATCTACTATCAAGTTTTTTTAATACAACACCTTCATATCCATTTTCTATACACTCACGATAGTACTTTATTTTATCGTCTGTTAACCAAGGCAAGACTACTGGAATTTTTAACTTCAATAGAATTTTTTTTCTCTCTATCAATGGTAACTCGGATATATCCTTCCCATCATATCGCATTATATCAAATATATATAATCTATGAACTCCATTTTTACATACATATTCACAATCAAACTCACTACCTGGACTAAACCAAGCTCTTTCTACTAATGGTTTTAATATCTTTCTTCCATGCCTGGAAAACAACTCCATCCCAAATGCAATTGCCCTGATTCCATTTATTTTAGGCTCAACTATCCATGTTCTATCATTATCTAACTTTTTAAATAAATCTCCATCATCAGGAATATACATTGGTTTTGGTGGATAATACTTCATCACTATCACCTCCTTTTTTCTCTTTGTCACTGTCTTCATCATCATTCCCGTATTCACGTATGTCTCCTTCAATGTGATCTTTTTTTATTTCTTTACTCTCCTCTGTAGTAAAATAATTTCCTACCCATTCTATTATCAGCCCCTCCTTAGTGACAACACTAGCCCTTTTATGTGGACCTAATCTGGGGGTACTTGTTAAACAGTCAGATACACTTACAATTTCAAAATTATCTTCTATTAACTTCCTCAACTTTAAGCACAACTGATACATTTTTTCACTATCTGTTTCCATTTATCCTCCTTCTGATGTCCTAAATGAAACAACCTGTCTTACAATTTGACTTAATTTTGTAATCTGGTCCTTGTTTAAAAGCTTATACCTTTCCTTCAAGTATTTTTCTGTTGGAACTATCTCACGTTTTACTGTAAAGTATTTTGCAAAATCTTCTTGGCCTATTTTTTCAATAAGACTTTTTAACAAACTCTCATTTTCTGTATCTTTTACTTCTATCTTAATTTTTGTTTTAAATAAACTATCATACATATCTTTTACAATTTCTACTAGTTGATCCTTAAACTCCATCCCTATTTTTGTCCACCTAGACTGCCACGTTATCGTTAAGCTATCGTCACCAAGCCCAAAAACTCTCAAGCTAGGGTCATATCTTTTTCCTGCCTGTTCGTAGTAATATTCTTCAACTAGATTTTTTATTTCATCTTGTATAATCTTAATTTTTGCATCAATTTCAGATAGTTGTTTTTCTGCTTCAACAAGTTCACTTACATTGGGTACTCTGTTGGGATACTCAATAACTTTTGACTTTGAACTCTTTTGCTCTGCACCTGCTAAAATATCCATTACATCTAATTTAGTTTTATTCATGGTATTTCCTCCTAAAATCCAAATACAAACTCTAATACACTTATAATAAGATACAAAATTGCTATTGCAAAAACATATCCTATTATAATCCCTACATACTCTGTTATTAAGTCTCTATCCATACACTAAATACCTCCTTTCTTGAATACATTTTGCACTGCTTTCAGCAACTCAATATTTGTAACCTCAATTTTTGTTACCTCAATGTCGGAGGTTAAAATACTGTTTGCAGATTTTTCAATTTCATCCTTTACTGTTTCCTGGTCATACGACTCTACTATTACATTTGCCTCAATTTTTACATTTACTATGTACTTTTGTTTGCCAATATATTTTAAACTCATATTATCCTCCTAGGGACTGGAAAAAGAAAGGTTAAAAACCAGTCCCCTTACTTTTATATTTTATCACTAAGAATTTCAACTAATTTCTTTGTGAATTCCTCAATTCTTTTATTTTCTATGATTGTAACTGCATTTTGGATACATACAGATAGTATCTTTTTTGCCCCTATGCACTCTTTTAACAAAGGACACTTACTATCTTTTTCTATACATCCTTTCTTATTAATATTTCTTGTGATACAATCTCCTTTAGTTTGTGGAATTTTTTTATTCCAAATACTCTCCCACGCTTTGTAAATCATTTGGATGACATCATAACTTAACTCAAGACTTCCATCATAGTTTAACGAACTTTGCTTTGCTTCTTGCGGAGACTTACTTCTGTCCTTGACTTCCATTGTTTACACCTCCTTTTTCATTGTAATAATACTTCTTTATTGCATTATTTATACTAAAAACTACCTCATAATAATTATGTCCATTCGTCATTAAATCCCATATAACATTAAATCCTATTATTGCCGACATAGCATTAGTATTAAACAACTGCCTTGTGTCCTCAGCGCAAGAGCCACTTTGGGGTTCACTTATTTCTGGATGGACATCAGACATCTTTACACTCCCCCTGGAAATAAATACCTGACCATTCGTAATATCATTAGCAATATCCACCCAAGCTACTTCAGAGTCCCATCTTGTCCCTGTAAATAATTCTCTCTCAACTATCCACCTTGTCTCATGATTGTCAACGCAAGATACAATTACTGGCCTAGCCTCACTATACATATATGAACTTATATTAAAAATACTATTAAAATTCTCACTACTTAATCTTTCTGTGTTGAAGTAGATTGGAACTCCAAATATTCCTGAATATCTACTTGCAAGCACATATGCTTTATTTTTTCCTAAGTCCTGCACTGCAAAGTTTTGCCTAAACATGTTCTTGGGTTCTACACTATCATTATCAACTATCATATATTTTGCAATCCTGCTGTTATCATTTAGCATAACTCTGCATATCATCGGGGCTAAGTATGCTCCTATTCCTCCTGCACCTATTTGATAAATCATACACTTGCTAAAACCTGGATACTTATACTTATACTTTTCTGTATTCATTCTTTCCTCCACCAGTGTTCATCAATTAACTTTTCAAATAATTTATTGTGTTCACAACTTATTGATTTTATGTTTTTATCCCAAAATTTTGGATAACTAAACTCAAATATTTCATCAAATTGTAATTCAATCAAATCATCACCACACTTTAATCTCCACATTGATATAATATTATCACTCTTAAATGAAATTACGCCATAGATACATAACCTTTTTTCGTCACTATTATCAATAGAACTAAAGAATGCTCCCATTCTATTGTGACTATGAACTTCAAGAACCAACAAATCTGTTTGTTCTTTAACATAATCATTTTTAACTTCTATACTTGCTTGTGAAACACACTGTTCTGGAATAAAAACATAATACTTTTTCTCCTCTCTACTCCAGAATATTTGGGCGTATACTTCAGAATCATGCTTCCTAAAAAAACCCACTATCTGGTAAAATAGTTCTGCTGGTATCTTACTATTTTTCCACACTAAACCTTCTTTTAACTCAAGCAACTGGGGAACTTTTGAACAATGCAGATTAGCCCTAAAAACTTCGTTATTTTGGACTCTCATTACTCCTGACTTTGTTACCAAAAACACCAACTTACTTTCCAGCTGAGACTTGTCCTTAAAGAGCTCAACTTTACTTTCCATAAACTACCTCCTTTTTTATTTTAAATCTATTAAGTCCCAATATTCCTTAAATGATTTATACTTAACTAAAAGATCATTTGGAAATAACTTTCTACTTCCAAGGTTCATTAAAAAGTCCCATGTGTTTGCATATCCTTTTACTTTATTTGAAATTAACTCTTTTGTAAATGGCATACTCCAGAACTTATCGGCTATATTGTGTACTGTTATATCATGGTTTTCACCAAGACATATATAATCTCCACCTGCACTTGAATTTGGAAATGGGAACTCATAAAGAGAAAAATTTATGCCTGTGGGCAATGCTGGCAAACTATCACATGCAAATACTGAAACTTTGTTGATTACTCTATTGTATATTGTGACAAAAAACATCACATTCGGTGCAACTATTTCTAATTTTTTAATGTTTTTGTCACTATCTCGATAAAATGTAGCTAATTTTCTCTCTGCCCTATATATTGCAAAGCATATTTTGTTACTACTACCTGACTTAATTGCATATGTCCCATAAGGAACTTGACAATATTCAAAGTCAATACCTTCTAATAATATTTTTGCAAAACTTTTTGCTGTTAACCAAACTATTTTTTTATTAGTCGTATCATAAATTTTTACTCCACTGTTTAAAATAGAAACTCTATAAGCCATGTTGCTCCCTCCATTTTCTATTAAATTTTTCCTGTATACTTTCCTCTTTTACCTCATTTACCTCATGTTGTTCTTCTTCATACTCTCTTCTTATATCGTTTAATTTATATAAATCACTTATGAAATTTTCATTTAATATGTAATCCTCAAATATATTAACAATGCAATAGCCATATTCATTAACTTTAAATCCTTTTTCCTTAAAAAAATTAATACGATCAATATTATCTGTTCCTAAATAAATTCCAACTATAAGATTTGTTCTTTCTATTTTTGGAAAATAAAAATAATCACTAATTTCCTCCGAAAATAACTTATTTCTTTTTGCTCTTAGATAGTATTTTACATAACCATATCCTTTACTATATCTAAATGTTCTACTCATAATCTTCTTTATGTTTAATTTTTTAAATGACTTTAATTTGTTGTTATTTTTTAAGAATAACTTTATCTGTAATGTTGTAATCAAATTAAGTCCAAACTCTTTACTTAATTTCATATATTTTCCTCTTTACAAAATTTCATTTATTTCAACTCTTTCTGCATTAAAGTCATATATTCCCTCTTCAGGAAAACATTTTAACTTTTCAATTAAGTAACGGTACTTTTCTTTTGTTAACTTACTTGCATACTTTTTAGGACTCCTACAAACCCTAATTACATATGCCATAGCATTCCTTGACTCAGAAATTTGAATGTTTTCATTAATAAAATCATCATACTTAATTTCCATACTTAATCCTCCTTATCCCAAGCAAGCCTAACTGACTTGCTTGGACAAAGAAGGACTATCCTTTATGGGCAGCTACTCGCCGAAACTCTACCATCGTTCCGTTTTCGTGCTGTATGAACTGTGCGTTGTCAATCTCTGGATATGCATCCTTTAGAGCGTCCCTATACTCAGCCTCACTTCCCTGTGGCGCGTCAATCTCCTGCCCGTCAGGTAACCTGATTTTAATCATATCTACCATTTTATCACTCACCTCCCTTTTTTAATTTTAATCCATATGTTTACTTATGCAATCATCACATATGGGTTTACTATCATCCTGGATAGTTACTGCTTGTTTACCACAATACTCACATAATTTACCTCCTTTCTTTGCCCACTTCCAGAATTTTTTTTCTAACTTTTTATCTCCATTGAGCAATCTTTCTACTATTCTGTCATGGGATTTTACTGGATACATTGCCTCTACAAATTCCTGAAGTAATTTTTTCACTGCACCCATCAAAATCTCCTTCCTGGGGATACTTTTTTACTTGGCAGATTTTAACTATGTCATCTACCATCCTCTCAAAATACTCAACCTCCCCTGGAACTTTAACTACTTTACTGTTTAACTGAATACAATCTTTTTTCATAAAACTCCCTTAATAACATACTTCGTTCTTAACAAGAAATAAAACAAATTAATCTTAAAGAATATTAAAAAGAACTTTAACTCAAACATTACTTTTTTCATTTTATACCTCCTATATTTTTAATTATTTTTTCCAACTTCTTACTTATCAGATGATAAGCATCAACTTCACTTACTACTTTGTTTTTCTGGGATACAACTATGCCCCAACACTCACCTATCAGTTGCCATATCTCTAACTCTTTTTTATCCATTTTATCCTCCTTTAATACTTACAAGAACTCTTACTACAAGAAATATGAGCGATACTATCACTAATACAAAAAATACATTCTCAAACTTATCTAATAATTTTTCAATCTTTTTCATACTTTTACCTCCTACAATATAATATACTCTTGCATTAAATTCCTAACTAATCCCCTAATAATCCCATTGTCGTTTAAGAACTCAAGCAATTCAAGGTGGGACTTAAATGTTTTTGACTCTTTACTGTCACTCACATTCCTTAATTGCTTAAGTTCTAAATCAAGGATGTATTGTTTTCCTCCAACTCTAACTAATAGTTTTTCCATTTTTAAATCACCTCCTTTTTTTACTTACAGAGAGTTGGCAATATTTCTTACTAACTCATCATCTAACTTGTTGCAAAAATTCCTTACAGTAATCCTATCTGCTGGATTATTGTAAAGCTTACTTAAAGACATCATTAGACGTCCGTCTATTTCTGACCTAGTAGGTACTCTCTTTTTATAAGAATATCTACTAATACCTCTCCTACAAATTCTCCTAATTTGCCTTTCCGTTAAAGCGCCTGGATGCGCTCCTAGAAGCAAACTATTTTTTTCTCCTTCACTTATAATTCTCATTTTTTTCCTCCTTTCCTGGGGAATCTACTTAATTCCCAGATTTACGATTTTATGATTTGAGTTATCCACAAAGTTACTAACAGTCACTGTTATAATGTATCCTAAATGTAACAACTTTTTTTTATTTTTTTCATATTTTTTTAATTTTTTATTCTTTTTTATTTTTTTTTTAATTATTTTCTTTCATTTTTTTTAATTATTTCTTTCATTTTTTTATTTATTTTATTATCCATTTACTATTTGTTTACATAAACGGATTAAAAAAAATGATACGGGTTTCTGTCCCTTTCTTTTTAAATTTTTTAACTTTTTAAACTTTTTATATGACTTTTTCTTTTTCTTCTACAACCACTTCTTTTGGTCTAACTCCAAAGAAAAAGAGCTTACAGCTGTCGTTGTCGACGATAACTCCGTCAACGTTAATAAATTTCCTTACATGATACGAAAAGTTATTAACAAAGGAAGCTGGATTTTCTTTAAAGTTTGATGGGATCTTGCCGTTGTAATATGGCAGTATCTCACTAAGATCCACCTGGATATCTTGTGTGCCAAGATCCTGACATGCTTTTAAGATGAAGCAGGCCAAATCTTGGTATCTGATAGCCGACTTTCTGCGATTGTGCCGTAGCAACTCTTGTTTTTCCTTTTCTGATATAAAATTCATTTTCAATCACCTTCAGAAACCCGTATCACATTATGTCAAAGAGCAAATTTTTATTTTTCTTGTATATATTATAGCAGAAATATATAAATAAGTCAATACCCATGATATTTTTTGTTTACATAAGTGTTATTATGCAAAGTGTCTGTCTATACAATGGTCAATATATAGACATTGTATTTTTTTATCTGTTGTATTTTGTTTATATTTTGTTTACATATAAAAAAAATTAAAAAAAACAATTTTTCCGACGATAAATTATTTTACACAAAAAAATTATTAAAAAAATATCCCCCTGGATATAAAAATTTTTTTAAAAAATAAAAAAATAATAGGGTATCTCTCACAGCCATTGTAATAGTTTAAAACTTTTGATAGACAGGTTGTAGTAAGTATATTATACTAGTAATGGTTAGTTGCATTTATGAAGTTAGTGTAAGAGTGAGCGGGGTGTGTGTTATAGAGTTGGAGTGCGTTATATAGTTTACTTTTAGTGGGCTTTTTGCTTACGGGTGAAAAATCTTTCTTTCTCTCTCTTTTCTCTCCCTCTATATATAGTTAATAAGTACTTACTCCCTCTCTATACTCTCTTTTTCTTTCAGTCTCACTCACGAAAAAGAAAGAAAAAAAAGTAACAGTAGCTATTTATAGTTACAGGTATATACAAAGGAAGTATCTCAAGTTTACAAAGGAAGTACCTCTTGAACTCATTTTTTTCTTTCTTTTTCATTAAAGGATTATTTTTTATTTAAAAACGACTATTACTTTGTAACTATTACTTTGTAACTATAGTTTATTTATTTATTATATTAAGTATTAAACAGTTAGTTAATTTGTTTCAAGGAAATAGAAGTATGAGAAAAAGTAGGTTAAAAGAAGGGCATATGGTAAATTTCGCAAGGAATCGGGTCTAATTTGAGTTTTCTACATTTCCTGGGTAAAGAAGGTTTAAACTTGAAAGAAAGTGGCTCTAGTCGCAAATCTGGCTGGATTTCTTTGAATCTGTGCAGCGGTGCGAAGTTCAGAGTTTAGAAAAAAGAAAAACCTGCGCAACTTGTGCAGTGTTTGTCGCAATTCAGGCAACTCAGGCATATTCTAATTTTTTAATACTTAAAAAATTAGCAATATATGTCACACATTCTCATATAATATATGGGAAAGAGCGTCAAAGTTATGTATGAGTATTGGAGTTCTACAATTGAGGGTGTAGAGACTAAGTACATAGAAGTTGACAAGGAAAAAGAAGAATGCAAGAAGTGCAGGAAACAACATCTAACAACAGTGGTTCTACCATTAGAAAAGAAGTTGTTGCAGCATTGCGAGCTGTCGATATAAGTAAAATAAACCTGGATACCGCATATCAGTTCAGAGTAACAGATTCTGGAACTATAGAAGGAACTGCAACTGATGTATTTGATTGGTATAAGGTTGTTTATCCTACTTGGTACATGGTCTACTACCCTGTCCACTACCCGACTTGGACACAGACACAATACGCTGATACAACTAGAAAAGCATTGGACATTGTGAAGAAACTAAAGGACAGAAAACTGCTCAAAGTGAAAAACGTAAAGGACTTTATAGATATTGTTGACATTGTCAGGAAGACACTATGAGTGACTCAAAGAAAAATGGGACTGTGTGGAAGTTCGAAGAGGTAAATAGAAAGCTAGATACATTCAGCCGTACACAATCTGAACTACTTGCTTCTATACAGGAAATTTCGTCAAATGTCAAACAACTTACTGAACTGTCAGTAAAACACGACAAAGTTCTGTATGGAAACCCGGAAAATATGGGTAAAGACGGCGTACTGATGAAAATGAGAGATCAGGAATCAGCAATTGCAAAAGTAAAAACGGAAGTGGACTCAGAGCTGAAAAATATCAAGGCATCAATAGAAAGAGATGTAAAGTGGTTTATGAGTATATTCGGCTTTATATGGACAGCAATAATTACATCGTTCAACTGGATTTTAAAAAAATAAATGGAAACACTTCAGGACATAGTAAGTGAAATAAAGAAGGAAAAGAGAAGCCGTTCTGAATTTAAGGAAGAAGAAGAAAAAGAGCGACAAAATATCATTACTGAAAAATATACAGGTAGATTGTATCCATGTAAGTCATGCGGGCTGGAAAAAGTCAAAGAACGTACAAGTGGATATATACCTGACTTTTGCCATAGTTGCCAGAAGAAAATAAGTATTCTAAAGATGAAAGAGGCACGACTTGAAAAGGCAAAAGAGAAGATCTTTAACAAAACTATAGATATAATCATGCCAGATGGCAGTACGGCTAAAGTTAGAGATAGCGAGGAAGAGAACTTTATAAAGCAACGTTTAATACAATACAAGAAAGACTTCGATTGGACTGAAAGTGCAGACCTCGGACTACTCACAAAACTAATCAACCTTGAACTCCAAACCAATAGAATCTCAAAAATGCTTACCCTGAGATACAAAAATGCAGATGCAAAGTCGCTTGCCGCACTTACTGAAGAGTACAGAAAATGTCAGTCTGATCTTGGAATAAATAGAACAAAGAGAGTTGATTCAAATGAAGCCGAGGATCCAGCAAAGATTGTCATGAACATGATAGCAAAGTTTAGAGAATATAAACAAAAATTTCCAGAGAGATTCCAATGGAGATGTAAAAAGTGCGGTGAAATTAATTCTCTGGAGATGGAAAACCCAGATGCAGGCAAATCTGTCTAGAGA